CCTTGACTTCTTATGAAATCATAGACTTTTTCTTCAAGGCTTTTATTCATATCTATATCTCCTACTTTAAGTTCTTCTTAACTACTTCCATAAATTTATCCACCATAGGTTTTTGAGAGGGTTTAACAAGATTTAAAGTAATAAGGGTACACATCTCGGAAAAAAACTCTTCTTTATTTTTGGTGCTATATTGACTAGGACAATTTGACATATGAGAGATAGTTTTAGGATCAAGTCTAATCTCTTGATTTAACATATTAGTATAAATAAAGAGACCGTTTTCTATTTTAGTTAAATAGTAATCCTTGTCATTTGCTTTTCTTACAGTCCAGTTCCAGGGGTAAGTCGTAGTATCTTTAGGATCGTAAGATAGTTTTAAGGGGTCAAGATTTAAATTAGATAGAGGGTCTCCTATTTTAGGTAAATTACAAACACCACTCTTAGCTTCCTTATATAACTTTTTAATATCTTCATTTTCAAACCCATTAATCATATATAGATCATGAAATTTATGTGCATATTCATGAATGAGTGTTATATATGTAGATATTCTAGAAGAATTAGGATTTAAAAAATAAAATACTCCCCTAAAAGGAGAAGTATATAGTGCATCAGGAGTCTCCTCTGATTTGTGAAGTCCTTTAAAATCTTCACGATAACCAATAGTTATTAAACCATTAAGTGTTTTTTCAAACCCTTCTATTTTAGAAGATAGTATCTTAGTAGTTGCTTTATGATAGTCTCTCTTAAAATTTTGTAGCTGATCTTCAGTTATATTAGAAACAAAATTTAATATAACATCACCCTTTCTAATTATTGTGTTTTTTACTTTCTTTTCATTTTGAAAAAACTTTTGTACACTTTCTTCTTTGATTATTCTAGGGTTTTGTTGAATGTCAGGATCAAGTATTAAAAAAATATTAGGGTCTATTTTCAAAGCTAACAAAACAAAATCTATGTCCCTTTGAATTTTAAAAGTAGCATACCTAAAGGCATTGGGGTTTTGTTTTATAGCTTCTAAGACTATTTTTTTGTCATTTTTTAATGATGCTCCAGCATCTGCTAAAAATAAACCATTTTGTTTTACTAGTTCTAAAACAATATCTTTATCATCCCATCTAGAATCACTCCAAGACATAGGAGTCCCTTCCCATATAGCAGTACTCATATCTGTATCTCCTAAATTAAGTTCTTCTTAACTATATTTATAAACTTATTAGCAATATATAATTGAGAATCTTTCACCTTATTCAAGGTGATCATTGTACACATTTCGGCAAAAAACTCTTGAGGGTTAGTTGTCCCATATTGACTCGGTCTCCTAATCATTGAGTATATTTCCTCAGGAGTAAAACTCAATATTGCATCTTCACTCTCATAGACAAATTCTTTTATTACTCCACTTTCATAAATAATATCTGTAAGATAATATTCTTCACTCGCTTTCTTAACTGTCCACTCATATTCAACAGATTCAGGGCTAGAGGTATAATTTACAATATTTGATAAAGGGTCTCCTATTTTAGGTAAAGGTATCTTTTTATGTTCTTTCCCATCTATAAATTCGTTATATAAATTTATTATATCTGTATTATTCTTCCCCAAATACTCCCAATGGAATTTATGTGCATACTCATGTATTAAGTCACTCTCTCTATCTTTAGGGCTTCTATCCTCATCTACTACTAGAAATACAGACATAGATCTAGGAATATACCAAGCATTATTATTCTTTCTCTGTCGTTCAAAGGAACTACCTTGACCTAGAAAACCTTTCATGTCATTCGCTAATTCTTTATTCCCAACATATAAGTTACCTGTTAATGCTTTATCAAAACCTGTAACTAATGAGTTCTTTATATACATCATTGTTTTCATAAGTTCTTTTTTTATATCTAAAGTACCTTCTTCATCTAGGTAAGAATATACAATGACAGACCCTAAGCTAAAAACAAAAGGATTTCTTACAGGTTTGTTTTTCCTAAAGATATATCTGTCTATGTTTAATAACTCTTTAATTAGAGTAGGTGAAAAATCTTCTCTATTTATTAGTCTATGTTTTAGGAAAGTTTTTTCATCCTTAGTTAGTCTTTGAGTTTGTTTTTTCTTAACTATTGCTACAAGTCTTTCATCAGCAGAATCTAACATTCTAACTCCCATCTAAGTATCTATATAGGGAGTGATATATAAAGATATTACTTTAAGTTCTTCTTAACTACTTCCATAAACTCATATGCCACTCTCTTTTGAGATGGCTTAACTAATCTTAAAGTAATAAGAGTACACATCTCTGCAAAAAATTCAACAGCATCTGTAGCACCATAACTACTAGGACACTCAATCATCTTAATTATCTCTTGCTTACTAAAATTTAAAAAACGACCATATTGATCTTGATATATATAATTACCATCTTTTATTGATTTGAGATAATACTCAGAATTACTTGATCTCTTTACAGTCACCCACCAACGATCACCCTTAAGAATATTAGTTAAAGGTGAACCTAAACTTGGCATCTTACTATAAACACACTCAGTTTTAGACATAGTTGCTCTCTCAAATAACTCTTGTATATCGTTATTCCTATACCCTTGTTCTATAAACCTATAATGAAGCCTATGAGATAACTCATGTACTAAATTATCACCCATCTTCTTAACATCTAATAACTTCACCACAACATGATCTCTTGATGGTGAATAATAAGCACCTGCATAAGATTCTATTTTAGACAAACCATGTTTCTCTATATCATCAGGAGTACCTATATAAATATTACCATATAAGACTTCACTGAAATTAGATATAGGAGAGTTGTCTATTAATCGCAAAGACCTTTTGAACTCATGAGAGATATCTTGTTTTTGTTCCTTTGTTAGTGGAGAAACAAAATATAAGGACATACCCTCTATTACTATCCTATTAGAGAATTTAGATTGTAATCTAATACTAGCAAATTCTATAAAAGAAGGGTCTATAAGCATAGCTTCAGATACTACATCTTCATTATCACCATATAATTTACCTCTTGATGAAACTAGGTCATAAATCATATCTTTTTTACTTATCATTTTGTATATCACCTTAAATGTATTATATAGTATATATGTATATATAAATAAAAGAGGTGAATTATATGTCATTTTCATCAATAGCGATATCTGCTAGTGCTAAAGCAGGTATACAATCTAAAGAAGATGCTAATATCATTGAATTTGTAGAAGCCCCCTGGGGTCTAGGTATGACTTTATTCCCTGTTCAAAAAGTTATCCTTAAAGCACACTATGGTCTCGAACTCGATGATACTAATAAATTTAAAATCTCCGATTGGAGAAGAGAGAATTGGAAAGAAGTTACTGAGAAAGAATACCTTAAACATATTTATGACGAAGGTCGGTGTAATATAGGTGAAGTTATACCAGGTCATGAAAGAAGAGAAATGGTATTGTCGATTGGCAGAAGATCTGGGAAAACTACGATTTCTGCTTGTATCGCAGCATATGAGACCTATAAACTCATTAAGAAAACAGACCCCCAAGCATATTATGGTTTACCTGCAAGTAATAATATACAGATCATATCTGTCGCTACAGATAAAGACCAAGCAGGGTTGTTATATAATGAGGTGTCAGGTCACTTTAGAAATTGCTTTGCTTATGAAACAGAAGTAATTACCGATCAAGGTGTTAAGAAGATAGGAGATATTGCAGGAACAGAGCAAGTTCTCTTAACAAGAGATGGTAGTTGGGTTAAAGCACCTATACGATCTTTCGGTAAACAAAAGCTATATAAACTAACCCTTATGAGACAAGGTGTTGTAAAAGAAATTTATACAACAGAAAACCATAGGTGGTATGCTAGAGATGCTAGAGCTAGATATAGGGGTAAAGGATTTATAGAATTTACCACCTTAGACCTAAGAAAAGATAAGCATCGGCTTCAATCTGTATTCGGTCGTAGTTATAAGAACCGAATAGATGCTTCACCTTTTGGTATTGCACATGGATTTACTTATGGTGATGGCAGTACTAATAAAGGCATGAGAAATGCAAATGAAGTCCATTTAATTGGAGAAAAAGATAAAGCATTATTGCCTTATTTCTCTATGTGTCCGATTAAAGAAAAAACATATATTAATGGAATTAAAGCATCTGCTTTACCTAATTTCTTTAGGGAACTACCTTCAATCAATGAGAATAAAAGTTATTTATTGGGGTGGTTGATGGGTTATTTTGCAGCTGATGGGACTGTAAGTAATGGTCAGATAGATATGACTAGTGTCCATAGAAAGAACATTGAATTTTTTAGAGATGTTTGTATCTTGTTAGGGATCGGCACTTATGATATTAGGGAAGAAAAGAGAATCTCTAACCTTAATAATAAAGAGTTCACTATGTATCGTATGAAGCTCATGCGACAAACATTAGATGAATCTTTCTTTTTAATCGAAAAACACAAGGAATCATTTTTAGGGGCAGGGGCAGAAGATGTAAAAAGAAAAGTTATTGAATGGGTTGTAAAAGATATTGAAGAAACAGATAGATATGAAGAAGTGTATTGTGCGACTGTGGAAGGGCATGGCAATTTTACTTTAGAAGGGAATATAGTAACAGGGAATTGTGCCTTCTTTGGGCCCTATACAGCAAACAACACACAATCGTATGCTCGTTTCCAAACACCTAAAGATGTAGAAAGATATGGTAGGTATATAGAAGACCCAACAGCCAAAGCGACCTTAAAGGTCACCTTTAGAAGTTGTGTCGCTAAAGGGCTTCGTGGTGCAGGTAATATTTGCGTTATCATGGATGAGATCGCCCACTTTACCGAAACAGGTCAAAGTGGTGCTGAAGAAGTCTATAATGCTGTTGTCCCTTCTACTTCTGCTTACTCACCTAAAGACCCCACTGATCGTAGAATCCCTGTTGGTCCTGTGGAAGGTCGTGTTATCTCTATTTCTTCACCTTTAGGTAAACAAGGTCTATTCTATAAGTTATTTAATATCGGTATGCAAGGTGGTAAGGCTTCAAGTAATATGTTATGTGTACAAGCACCTACATGGGAAGTAAACCCCACTGTTCCTGCAACCGAATTTGAAAAACACTATTTAAAAAACCCTACAGTATTCTTTACAGAATATGGTGGTGAATTTACAGATAGAACTCGTGGGTGGTTAGAAGATAGTAAAGATTTATATGCTTGTGTAAATCCTAAGAGAGTAGTTCAAGAAAGAGGTATACCTAGAAAACCATATTTTATGGGTATAGACTTAGCTTTAGTAGGTGACGGCACTGCTGTTGCTATTGGTCATGTGGAAGATGATAAGATCGTATTAGATAAGATAGATATGATTAAAGCAGGTGTGGGTAAATTTAGAGATAAAGAGAGATTAGATTTTGATGATGTAGCAGATTGGGTGTTAGATTATACAAAGAAGTTTTATATAACTGAAGGAATATTCGACCAATGGGCAGGTATACCATTTGAACAAGCCTTAGCTAAAAGAGGGTTAAGTCAAATGAAAACAGTAAATATGACAAAGCAATTAACAAGTCAGATGTTTCAAAACTTTAAAGATATGATGTGGGATGAGAGATTGGACTTGTATGATAAACCTAATCCTGATGTTAATGGGCATGAAGCATATTTAGAAGAATTGTTAGAGTTGCAACAGACAGTGCATAGTAAGAATTTAATCACAGTAGAAGCACCGCAAGCAGATGGTAAGCATGACGATATGAGTGATGCTTTAGTGAGAATGATATGGATAGCGAGTCAAAATGTGGGGAGTAAGCAAAAGACCATATATACAGCAGGTGGAAGTGGAGGTATGTATAGTCCTAGAAGAGGTGGAGAAATATATTTTGGGAGAACATCAAGTGCCCAGGGGTCATCGGTGGGAAGAATAGCACCTAAGGTACAAACAAGAGGTGGGAGTTTAAGAGAGAGTATATTAGGTAAGGGGGGATTTGGGAGAGGTAGATAATTTATCTATTTATTGAGAATAGGTATAACATACAAGGAGAAGATAAGAATGAAACCAAGAGAATTAGAAACAGCTTATGAGAGAGTGATCTCAAGAATATTAGAAATAAGTCATGATGGTAAAAAAGATAATTTAAATCTTATACATAGCATAGAAAAAATGTATAGTTTAAAGGGAGGATCATGGGCAAAATTCTTTAGAGGGGATTCAGCTCATGCTTCATTATTAAAACAATGTACTAAGAAATTAGTTAAAGCAGAAGAGGAAATAAATGACAGAAGAAGAAAAGCCCAAAACGGTAAGTAAGATAAATACTAAGTCTAAGGCTAAAGTAAAACCTGTAAGAAAACTATCTGCTTCTGAAATGAAGTCTAGGGTTAAAGTAGCTATGTCTACAGCTCCTATGTTAGGTGGTGGAGGTAATTTTTACTCACCTGAACTTTCTACTGACTTTCTTGAATTACCACAATCACTAGATGAACAAAGGAACTTTTATAGGTTCTTTTATAGAACTGATCCTTTTGTTGGTCAAGCGATTGACTTACATACTGAATTACCTTTATCTAAAATTCGTTTAGGTATGCCTGTAGCTAAGAATAAAGACTTAGCTAGAAAAGCATTAAATTTTTGTGAAAAATGGGCTAAGAAAGTAGGTCTCTTACATAGACTTATTGAAATTATCCATGAATATAACTTACTAGGTGAAGTGTTTGTATTCTGTGAAGATAATAATCCTGATATGCCTAAAGAAGTAACCCATTATAGGGTTACTAAACAATTAAAGAAAAAGAGTGCTGATGAAAAGAAGCAACCTAATAAAGAAGAACCTAAAGTAGAAGTTAAAGTAGAAGTTAAAAAAGAAGAAGCACCTAAAGCTAAAGAAAAAAAAGTAGAAATTAGTAAACCTAAAAAAGAAGAACCTAAACCTACACCTGAAGATGATGATATTAGATTAACTCCTGATGAAGTAGATGAAGAAGAACAAGAAGAATACGAAGAAGTAGAAGAATATTGGAAAGAAAAAGAAAATGCTCATGAAGAAGCATATGCTTGGTTAAAGAAAAATTATAAAGGTTGGACTGCTGTAAGAATACTCCCACCTGAACAAGTACATATGGAAGTATTCCCTTTTACTGATGAAAAGATTATAGAACTTATTCCTGACAGTAAAACAAGAGATGTAGTAGAAAGAGCAAGTTTAGAAGACCCTAATGCTTTAAGAGTCGCTCAATCTATGCCCCCTGATGTTGTTGAAGCTATTAGAGAAGGTAGGAACATACCTTTAAATACTGACCCTGAATTAGGTTCTTTTGTATTTTATATGGCAAGAAAGAAATCTCAATATGAACCTAGAGGTCATAGTATCCTAGAACGATGTCTTCGTATTCTTATCTTTAGAGATAAATTAAGACAAGCACAAACATCTATTGCTTCAAGACACATGACACCTATAAGATTAGTATATGCTGAAGATATGGATGCTATGGATGTTGAGTCTTTAAGAGATCAAGTAGACTTGGCTTTATCTGATCCTGACTATTCTATTATCTCTAACTTTCAAGTGAATTGGGAAGAGATGGGTGCAGATAGTCGTTTATTAGATCTATCCTCTGAGTATGATATGACAGATAGACAGATGTATGCAGGTTTAGGTGTAACAGAATCATTATTAAGTGGTGAGAGTGCTTATAGTGGAGATAGAATACACCTTGAAGTAATTAACACTCGTTATATGTTAATGAGAGAAATATTACAAGAAATGGTGGAAGAGAATATGCTTAAACCTATGTGTAAAAGAATGGGATTTATAGAAGAAGACGATGATGGTGAAGAGAGAGTAGTTCACCCAACATTAACCTTTACTCGTTTAGGTTTAAGAGATAATCAAGACACCTTTGATGCTTTGTTTAACTTATATCAAAAGGGTTCTTTAGATGTAGGTGTGATTTTAGAGTTATTAAATATAGACCCTGAATTAACAAAGGCTAAATTGGCACAAGATGCTTTCACCTTAAATGATAGTACCTTTAATGAAGTATTGAGAGGTATATATTCGGCTGCAGGTAATAGTTTAGCTGAGAATAGTGATGCTATTGAGAAGATAGCTAAACATTTAGGATTGAAATATAGTAAACCAGCTGAAGGTGGTGGTGGTAGATTCTAGTAATTTCGGATTTTAGACATATTTAATTTAGAATAGGCATTTAAAGTATTTTGAAAATCATTAAATACTTCTAAGGGTTCATATAAGTCTTTGGGGTCGAAATCAAAAAAGATATTGGAATATTCATCTTCTGTTAATAACATATCATAATTTTGTCTTAATTTTTGAGCAACATCTTCTCGGTATATATCAAAATCAAAATCTTTATAGAAAAGAACATTTAATTGATAGAGGGGAGAAAACCAAATACCCCTACAATAAATAGTAACATATAAATCTCTCTTAACAAGAGTAGCAAAAAGAAAGTCATCATGAGATAAAGGATATACTTCTGGAGGAGGACTATCTGTCAAACTAAAACCTTTAGAAAGTAAATAGTCGCCAATCATTTCAAAAACTAATTGAGTAGCATTATAAGAGACAATAGATTCTGGTGTTATTTTTCTTTTAAATAACCCTAAAAACCCACCACCACCAATTCTTTTAGAAATTTCAAGAATGTCTTCATCAAACTCTTTCTTTTGTTGTGGAGGTAGAGGTATAGAAGGATTTTCAACATAAGCCTTAAAGTCAATGAGATACTTTTTAATATCCTTCATAATAGATTTTCCTTGTATATCTTTTTTATATCTTTGTGTATAATAAGATTAGATATATAAAGGAGATAAAATTATGATGTTTCGTAGAGCAATGGTAAGAAGAATCGCACAACAATTTGCTAATACTTTTTATAGCGAGATTGATAAAGTTGCCGATAGCAAATTAGCTAAAATGGGTTTTGTTATGGTAGTGTTAAAACATAAAGGTGAAGATTCAGCACTCGAACTGTTAGAATATTTAACTAAAAAAGAAGCTGACACTGACACTCTTACTAAATACTCTAAAACACCTGCACTTGTTAAACTTGTAAACCTAATAGACACTTCTTTAGAATATCAAGAATTTGTAAGATATGCAGGTGAAAAGATATTTAATGTAGACGAATTAAGAGGTGCTACTGAAATTGCTCTTATGGAATAACTCTATCTATAAAAATCTTTATTGCCTTCTTCCCATAAAGTATTCACAATTTGTTTTAAAGAATCTAAATTATAAGGTCTTATATAATGTGTTTCTGTATACCCTCTCAAAGATAAAACAATCTTATAAGAAACATCAGGTACTCCATTATCAAGAAAACCTTTATATAACACACTTGCTTTTAAACTTGAATTATAACTAAAAGCAAATAAAGGATATTCTAAAATAGACCCTCTTTCTAAATGAGGTGGGGACATTAAGTTCTCAGACTCCAATACAAAACCTAGCTCTAAAAATTTATTTTTAATAATATTCATCTTATACTCCTATACAAAATAAGTGTTATATATTATACTTATACAATTACACCTCACCAAAAAATAGAGATTTATATGTTAAACATGATTATTTGTACAATACTATTTTCTTTACTCATTTACATACACATAAAACTTTAAAGTATTTATATCTCACCTTATATTTAACTAGTATAAGGAATAAGTGTATGAGAAGAAGATATGCTAATTTAAACCATCAAGAATCTGAAAAAGACCTTGATCTATTACCTATTATGAATCCTCTCTTTAATATGAGAGAAATTTGTAAACAAATGGTTCTTTTAGAAGACCACCTAAATAATATTCGTAAAAGATGTCATGATTGTATTAGAAAACATTTTCTTACGATTGAAGCCTTCTTTGAAGAAGCGATTTCTCTTGATAAAGATTTAAAGTACCTTGATATTCTTGAAGGACAAGCTCAAAATGTAAGAAACCTTCAAGGTGTTTGGTTAAGATTTAAAGACGATAAAGATAGTAAAGGTTATTATTTAATCTCTCAAAAGCTAAGAGAGATTAGAAAAGAACTAACACCTTATTGTTTTGATGTAGTAGAAATGGATAATAGCCCCTTTAATAAGAAGTTTGCTTGTTCTTTAGCGACCTGTCCGCATAGAGTAGCGAAATTGTATTTAGCTACTAAATCTATGGCTCAAAAAGAAGATGAAGAAGTTTCATCTATGGTAAAACCCCACCCTAAAAAGAAACCACCTAGACAAGATTTAAAAAAAACTAGAATATCTGTTAATGATAATGACCTAGAAGATTTATCAGGTGATGGAGATAGAGATCTATCTTTACATAATACTAAGGTAGGATCAAGGTATCGTTTTTAATAGTTTATAATCCCTATCTTATAAATAGTCTTAAAGGGATCATAAAAATGAATTTAGTAGACCGTATTGTAAATAAGCATATAGAGAAATTAGCAGGATCTCTCACTAAAGTTAAAGATATATTAAGAGATAAGAAATATAGAGATGAAGAATCAGGACGAGATATCTCTTTCACAACAGCTTATGGGAGAGGAAATGAAAAAGCAGTTGCGGACTTCAAAGAGATCAATAGTAAATTAAAACATGAAGAAAAAAAACCTTCTGAGAAAAAGAAAATCACCAAAAAAGTAGATATGGGTGAACTACCTAAACTTGATGAAAAATCAATAAAGTCTATTCAGTCTATGGACTCTTGGATGAATAAGAAAAAACAAAAACAACTTAATAACATTAAAGCTATACAAAAAGAGATAGAAGATATTAAATCAGACTCTTCCATATCAAACAATAAAAAGAAAAAAGAAATCAAAAAACTTAATGAGAAAATTAAAATAGAAAATAAAGTCTCTTATAGTGCTTTAGATAGAGATGGTGTAGAAGCTTTAGGTAAATTGTTAAGAGGAACAGAACTCACCGAGTTATTACCTAAAGAAAATTTTGAAGATTTTATGTCTAGTCTTGTTAAAAGAAATAGTGAATTGGGTGCTGAGTTTAAAAGTATGAACTCTAGAGATGCTCTTGATACTATCAAATCTATGAAAGGTGAGAAAATAGAAAAACCTAAAAAAGAAGAAGAAGACGAATTTGGATTCGGAAGAAGTCTAGATAAGGATAAAGTTGAAGAAATAGTTAATAAATCAGATTTTAAACCTGTATCTGATATTGTTAAAGAAATCAAATCTCTTAAAGGTAAAACAGATAAAGAGAGTGAAGCTAAATTAGGTGAACTTACAAATCAATTAGCTGAGTCTTTAAGTATAGAATACACTTTAGATAATGTTATTTTAAACCCTACTGCAGGATTGCCTAAATTCAAAAATACTAAAATGATGACACCTAAAGCTATGTCTAAATTATATAAAGATCAACAAGACAGATATGGATCATTACCTGCTAAAGAAAGAAATATAATGATGAAGAAACTTGAGAAGAAATTAGAATCTGCTCAAGGTGTTCAAAAAACAATTCTTGAAAAAGCTATGGATGCTGCTGTTACTGATGTCTTTATGTCTGCCCTCGAAGACCCTAATAGCAAAGAAAATAAATTACCTAAGAGTAGAGTAGTTACTGACCCTAAACTCATGTATTTAGCAGATAAATATGGTCGTAATGATTTTGTAGAAAAAGCTGCAGAATTAACTCGATCCACAGATGCTAATGTACATAGAGAGGTCACATCTTCTATGTTACATAGTTTATCCGATGATCAATTTAAAGATGTTATGGGTGAAGATAACCCTATGTTTAGACCTTTCTTAGAATTGTTAGAACCTGATTTTTGTCCTGTTCATCCTCAAAATGAAAGATCAGGTAGTAATGTAGATGATGACGAATGTCCTGTAAGATTAACTGAGAAAGAAAGATATGAGATAAAACAAAAAGTTATTGATATGTATCAAGATACTACTTTCTTTATTGCAGGGGGTCTAAATTTAGAAGGTTATGATGATGATACTGATGTCAAAACATATAATCAAAGATATGATAAAGTGACAAAAGCACAAAAAGAAATTAAACCTACAGCTAAAATTAAAGAAAAAATTAAAGATGTTGTTGAAGGTATTACTAATAAAGACTTACAAGATGTTATGACAGAACAAGAAGCTAAAAAATTAGAAGCTGAAATGAGAAAAGAAATTACTCAAGAACATATAGATAAATTAGGTTCAGTGGCTACAGGTTTAGCTAAATTATTAAGTGATAGAAAGAATGCTTCTAATACTCAAAAAATAGAATGGGTACAAAGTGCTTTTGCAACTATCCCAGGTTTTCCTGCTTTAAAGTAATTAGTTTTTTAATATTCCCTTTATATATATATGCTATAAATTTCAAGGGGCTATATATGTATAGAAAATCTACAACTATACCTAATTATCAAACACTTGCTAGGTCTTTTAAACCTGGCATGAAGGTCTATTCATTCTATGGTGGGTCTTCTGATAAAGCTGGTATTGTCTTAGCTGTATTCCCTGCTATCGGTATGGTGGATGTTCAATTCCCTCATGGTAGCTCTCGTTATCCTGTAGAAGATTTAGTAATAAATACTGATGCAGATATTAAACCACTAAAAACAGATTCTGTACCTGGTGGTCTTTCTACTGTACCTGTTAGTTCAGGACAAGGTATGTCCAAAAAAGCAATTTATTGGGCAGATAAAGACCGTAAGTATAGAATGTGTAAAAAAGAAGATCACCCTTCTTGTCCTAGATGTCCCGATTCCGTCTTCCTAAAAAAAGTTATTTATAAACGAAACGAAGGAAGATCGGAAAGACTACTCTGCTGTCCAGATTGTCTCTTTCTCATTAAAACCTCTGACATCTTAGGTTTTAACCTTTAACACCCCTAGAGGAGATTCTAATCATGGCTTTTTTACGATATGCAAGATCTAATGTAGTCAAACCCAAAATTTATGCAAATGAATGGGACAAAATAAGAGTAGCTTCTGCCGTTAAACGAATGGACTATTCTCTTAAGGAACAAGCTGAAAGAATTTTAGGTGAACCTTTCTCTCCTGATAAATACTTATTAACTCATTCTACTATCGTATGTTCTGTAGATGCTGTTAATGGTTATGATACTGCTTTAGGTGAAGTCACCTATGATGGAGAAAAGATTAATCGTAGATATAAAGATTATGCTGTAACCACCGAAACAGATCAATTTATAAATAATAATATGGACTGTTGGTCTAGGGGTGTTATTGAAAAATCTTATAAGTCTTTTATTGGTGCTCATAACTTTGTTGAACATATCCAAGTAGAAGAATTATCTAAAGGTAAAATTATTGATGCTGTTCTTAGAGATGTAGGTGAGTCTCTATATGTAGATATATTAGTTGCTACTAATAAGAAACATACAGAACTTGTAGAACAAATCATGTCAGGGCAAATGAATGCTATGAGCATGGGTTGTAGTGTCGATTTCACCGTCTGTACTAAATGTGGGAATGTAGCTGCTGATGAAACAGAAATGTGTCGCCATGTTAAATATGAAAAAGGTAATGTGTTTTATGATGAAAAAGGTCAACCACATAGAGTAGCTGAACTTTGTGGTCATGAATCAGAAAATCCTAATGGTGCTGTTACATTTATTGAAGCATCATGGGTAGCTACACCTGCATTTAAAGGTGCTGTTGCTCGTAATGTACTCGAAGTACCCACCCCTTTCACCGATAAACTTGCTAAAGAAGAAGTGATTAGTAAGAAAGCTCACCAAGTATATGCTTTGACTAACGACAAATTAGCAGGTCCTTTTGATGATATGGATTTCGGTGGTGGGGGTGGTGATGCTGGTGGAGATGCTGCAGGGGGAGAAGGTGGTGATGCTAAACCAGCAGCACCTGCACAACCATCTCCTTTTGATGATCTTCAAAAGGAACTCCAAACCTTTTTAGTTGATAAAATTAAGAATAAACTCATTGAAGAATTTGAGTTTAAACTTGATAAGAAAAAGAAAGATAGTGAATTGGATATGAGTAAATCATCTGTCCATGAAAATGACACTATCATTCGTGAAGCTAAAAAGACTGCGAGTCAAAAGAAAATTTCTAAAGTGGTTAAAAATTATACTCATGCTTTAGATGTTGCTATTAAAGTAGCTAAATCTGATATCGATGCTATTAAAAATATTGCTTATGTTAATGAAAACTTTGGTATTGAATTGCCTAGTCATTTGTATAAGTTAGCTTGTAAATTAGGTTCAGCTAAACAATATGGCTCATTAGATACATTTTTAATTGTAGCTGATGAGTATTCTAAAAAACCATTAAAAGATAATGAGAAGATGATTCTTGTTAAATTTGCCAAATTACTTTCCTCTAAAAAAACAAAGTAAAAACAGGAGAATAACGATGACTTTTCGTAGAAGAATGAATCGTAAAGCAGACTCTGGTATTCCAGGTTATGACAATCTTGGTCGTCTTAACATGGGTCATCCAGCTTCTAAAGAATTACCTACTATTGACCAATATGGCTTCGATGCTGAATTTGGTGAAGGCGTTCGTAAGGGTCCTTATTTATCAGGTCCTCCACCAGCAAGTGTTGGTTGGATGCCTGAACACCCAGCTACAAAGAAATCTTTAGTTGAAGATTACGAAATTGGTCAAGAACTCCATGATGCTAATATCAAAAAAGCTATGGAAAGAAAAGCTAACAAGTGTATTTCTATCGCTGAACATCGTCTTGGTCGTACTGCTAGTGCAAGAGAAATTGAATCTCTCGCATTAAGACTCATGGATCTCCCAAATAGCACCATCAATTCTAAATATGCTTCTACCGATTTCATGGCTCAAGATGAAGAAATGATGGCTATGGATGAAATGGGAAGTGAAGAAGAAGAATTGGCTTCTCTCATGGCTGAACTTGAAGCTAGTGAAGAAGAACATGAAGCTTCTTTCATGGCTGGTATGCACCATAAACAAGCATCTCGTAGAAACAAAAAAGCTTCTTTCCGTAACAGAAGAAGAGCATCTATGTTCGGTCATAATGATAATGTAATGGCTGAAGATGATGAATTAGCTTCTATGTTAGCTGATCTTGAAGCTGGTGATGAATTGCAACAAGCTACAGGTTATCATGGCTCAGACATCGGTCCAGGTAATCGTAATGCTGACTTCGATGGTGGCATTATGGGTTATGATGAATTTGATATGATGGATGGCGGAATGATGATGGAAGATGACTTCAGTGATGCTATGTCTCCTGTTGATGTTCTCGCTGAAGAACTTGCTACCCTTAAACAAGCTAATGCTAACCTTAAGAGAAGATTGAAGAAAGCTGAAGAAGCTGTTCAAGAAGCTACAGGTTATCACGGTGAAGAAGACAGTGTACAACCTGCTGGTCGCTATAAAGAACCAGGTGAAGGTGCTCCTACTGCTAAATATGCTTCTAAAAAAGGTTTAAAGAGATTGGCTAGTGTTTTAGCTGACTATTTAGCTGAAGAAGAACCTGTTGCAGGACACTACAGCTCTTTTCAAGCTGAAGATAAAGAAGAAAATGTAATGGCTGAAATTCTTGCTGAACTCGAAGCAGGTTATGATCCAAATGTTTCTCAAAATGATTCTTCTTTTGGTTATCAAGAAAACCTAGTTGGTGAAGAAGAAGAAGCTGATGAAGATGTTGCTTCTATGTTAGCTTCTATGTTAGCTGAAGAACAAGCTAAAGAACAAGCTAAAAAAGCATCTTTAAGAAGAAAAGCTAAAGCTAAAGCTGAAGCCGAAAAAGCATCTGCTAAAAAAGAATCTGAAGACCCAATGGGACTCGATGAAGAAGCTGATGATGATGAAAAAGATCCTAAATTAGCATCTCTCTTTGCCCGATTCGCTGAAGAAGAAGAAGCTGAAGACGAAGAAGCTGAAGAAGAAGAAAAATCATCTTCTAAGAAAGCATCTGCTAAAGGTAAGAAAGCTGAAAAAGGTTCTAAGTCTTCTACTAAAGGTAAATTAGCTGAAGAAGAAGAAGCTGACGAAGAAGAAGAAACTGCTTCTAAGAAGTCCTCAAAGGGTGAAAAGAAGTCAACCAAGAAGGCTTTTGAATGGAAGTTCTCTGCTGAAGAAGAAGCTGATGAAGAAGAAGCCGATGAAGAAGAAGCTGAAGACGAAGAAGCTGAAGAAGAAGAAACCACTGCTTCTAAGAAGAAAGCATCTTGGAGATTCGCTGAAGAAGAAGAAGCTGATGAAGAAGAAGCCGATGATGAAGAAGCTGAAGATGAAGAAGCTGAAGAAGAAGAAGAAAAGAAATCCTCTAAGAAAGCATCTTTCTCTCCAAGACCTTCTTTAAATTCTCGCAAGGCTTCTGTAAAGACTCTTGGCAATATTTCTCGCACTGCTTCTAAGTCAGATTCTAATGAACTTTCTAAGTTATGGGAATCTGCACCTGATGTTAGCAAGTATTTTAATTAATACTTGAATAGGGTTTAAACCCTATAGTTTGAAAACTTAATAAATTTTCAAACAAAAACTCAAAATATAGGGGGTTATTTATAATAATCTTTCTATATAAATAAGTCTTATAAGTAGATATATAAACTTATATATTTATGGGCTTTAAAACTTTAAAAAACTTTCTTTTTAACCCTTCCACTTCCCTTGAAAACAGGGAGTAGAATAACATAGGAGATTACTATGGCTCTACTTGGACAAGCTAGTGGTGGTTTTACTGAAAGCAACAGTGCTTTGCGAATCCTTCATGTTGGTGTTCGTAATACTGTTACTCAGCTCGTTGCTGATGCTTTCACACAAACCAACCCTCCAGTTGTAACAACAGCAGTAACCGCTGCTGCAGGTTTCTCTGCAACAGTATTTGGTGTATTGAGCGGTTCTATCGCTTTCACTAGATCTGATGCTGGTGTTGTTGGTGGTATCGGTGGTCCCGTTGAAGACAATGACAACGAAAGACCACTTGGTATTTTCATCAATACAGCTAACGGTCTTGCTTTCACCAATCAACCTGGTGTTGCATCAAATCGTGGACCTTATGTTTCTGCACAAGGTACTTATGCTAACAAGCTCTATGAAACCAAGAACTTGAATAGCGGTCTTGGTCTTACTTATACTATCGGTGAAGAACTTTTAGCTTCTCGTAATGGTTATTTAACTAATGTAGCAGATGGAGATAATTCTCATGATATTACATTACAATCAGGTCCAGCTAAGGTAGCAGATGCTTATTGGACTATCGGCATCTTGACAATTTCTCCAGACTCTAATTCAGACGAATTAGTTTATGACCAAAGAATTTAAGGAGGATTGTTAAAATGACAAATACAGTTGATAATGCAGTAAAACAAAAGATCATTTCTGATTACATCAAGACCCCACAAGGTCGTGCTAAATTAGCCGCTTCTATGACACAACCATTGCGTCTTAGAAGAGATTATACCTCTGTCGGTCGTAAGACTTTCTTGGTAGAACAATTACCTGATGGTGCTTTGCCAATCTATGACAAAGATCCTGATGTTACAGCTTTCGTAGTTGGTGAAGAAGGCGAAAACATTCTCGCTATTACTAAGCCACGCAGAGTTATTTTCCCTCTCTTTGAAATCGCTTCAAATCCTGAAATTCCTTTAACTCAAATTAAGGAAAGACGCTTTGACTTGATCGAAAGAGCTCAAGATTTAGCTAGAGCTCAAATCCAAGCTGCAGAAGATGAAAGAGTATTCGCTATTCTTGATGCTGTTGCTACTCAAGGTTTTGATTCTCTTCCTGGTCAAACCAATGCTGATATTCCAGTTGTTGCTCCTTTAAATGGTGCTGTATTGGCTGATGCTTATTCTCTAATTGAAAGACATGATCTTCGTGTTGCTCGTGTATTCATGAACGCTCGTGATTATGCTGATATTAGAAAATTCGGTCGTGACATCTTGGACATCGAATCACAAGCATCATTATTGAAGACAGGTCTTCAAGCTACTCTTTGGGGTGCTCAATTAATCACCTCTCGTTTAGTTCCTGTTGGCACAGTATATGTATGTTGTGAACCAGAAATGTTCGGTCGTATCCCAGTTCGTACTGAATTGACCGTCCTCTCTGCTGATGATCCTAAAGCTCGTACAATCGGTTTCAGTGTGTTTGAGAATTTAGGTGTGGGCGCTTACAATCCTCGTGGTTTGGCTCGTTTGACCGTTACTCGTTAATAGTTAAAACCTCGATTTCTTGGGACTTAGAAAACCCCAATGTCTTTTTTAGGCATTGGGGTTTTTTATTTTGTGCTAAAAAAACTTGCACCACACTCCTTGTTTTAATATAATATAAATACAAGGAGGACAAAAATGAAAAAGATACCATGTCCAATTACATCTGAAAGATTATCAGAGTTATATACTAAAGAATTTCTAACCGATGAAAAGATAGCCGAACTATTATGTTCAGAGGGTTATGAAGCAACTAAAAAAAGAGTTCTCAGATGGAGAATCGATTTCAATATTCAAACCCTAAAACAATATGAGAGATTTACACCCCCACCTATTGAAGGTGAATTGAAATCCTTATTGATAGGAAGTATGTTAGGTGATGGTCGTATAGCATTTAGAGCAAATTCTTCACATTATGAAGAAAGACATTCTCCTGAACAATTAGACTATTTGAAATGGAAAGCTAACATTTGGGGTGAATGGTCTAGTGGTGAGTTGAGTGTTGCTTATAGTAGAGAATTTGCAAGTCATATCTTTAGAACTAAAGCACATACTGATCTTAACCCATATAGAGATTTATTCTATGCTCAAAGAGAACATGGGTGGAAGATTGTTAAGAATGAACTTGTAGATATGGTAGACCCATATGCTTTAGCTATATGGTATTTAGATGATGGGTGGGCAGGTCATTACCCTGCTATATCATTTGGTGCTAAAGGAGAAAGCAGAGGTAATGTCTATCTTATCTTTGAGAAGTTTGGATTAAGACCTAAATGGAAAGTAAGAAAAGGTGAAACAGGGGAGTTTCATTTTGAGAAAGAAGAAGGAGATAAGTTTATAGAGATTATTAAACCTTATGTGCCTGAGTGTATGAATTACAAGATGACCTTTGCTTATAGGGATGGGAAGATTAATGCTGTTGCTAGGAAGATGAAGAGAGAGGTGATCGAAGAGATGGTAAATAAAGGGTATACTTATGAGATGATGAGCAAAGAATTAGAAGTGGGAGAGGGGACTATAGGAAGATGGTTAAAAAAGTTTGATTTAAAGACAATTAATAGTAGATAAAACTTGCATAAAAAAGAATATTCTTATAATCTAAGGATAGACAGACTCATGTGTGTGGCTGTTTGTTTTGTTTAGAATGAAAGGGGTGGTATTAATTTATCATCCCTTTTTTCTTTTTAATTGACATTAAAAAAGAGATAGGATATTTTCTTTAATCTAAGACCTTAGGTTCTGTCCTTTCTTACTAAGGTCTTAAAGTGAAGGGGTATGAGATTATTTTTTCATACCCCTTTTTTATTTAATGTAAAAAAGTAATTGTATAATGCTTATAAATGAATGTATATAGAATACATATATACTAAACAATAAAGAGGAGTATCCTTTATGTCAGATATTAATTTTTTTAAAGGAACTTTTGTAAAAGTTCAAGCGACAACAACAATCCACTTAGGTAAATTAGAAAGAAATCTTTATCAAGGTGATATTGTTGAATATGATGGTGTGACTTTAAAGATTGGAAATGAACAAGTTGTAATGCCTGAATTGAAATCAGGTGTAAAAAGAGGTTGGTTAAAGATTGTAGAAGAAGTATCTACACCTGTAGATACTAATACACCTGTAGTAGTTAAGAAAGAAACAACACCTGCACCTGCTAAGAAAGAAATGGCTGTTCAAAAAGTATATGACGAAGAAAAGTCAGTACAAAATTTAAATAAGAAAGCTGTGGAAGAACCTAAAAAATTCCCCTTGAAGATTGAATCTCAAGATGAAGATGTTAGACCAGTACATAAGGTAGACAATAAGAGTGGAGCTACAGTAACAGGTGCAACAAGTGCAATGGATAATGTAAGTTCACAACAAGGTGCTGAAGCTGTTAAGATTCCTTTAAAGACAGCAAGTAAGCAAAAGTTAGTAATTTCTGACGGTAGTCAAATTACAAAAGAAATGGCTAAGTTAGAGAATCTTTCAAGAGATGCTGTAAAGAAGCCTGTTGTAATTGTAGATGATCAACAAGAACCTAATGTAGTAAGTAAAGTAGGACAAGAAGCTACTGTAGAAGTAGATGAGTTTGAAGATTTACAATTAGGTGAAGAACAATCAGGTGAATTAGAAGTATCTATTGAAGAACTATCTGATATTATCAATAGTGATTTAGAAGAATTAGATTTATCTGGTGAAGAACCTGCAGTAAGTCAATTTGAAGAAAACTTACAAACATTAAATGCTTTAGAACAAGTAACACCTACAGGTGCAGTGATTACAGGTGCAGATACAAGTAAAGTTGTAAGTGTAGATGGTATTGATTGGGATAAATCAAAGCATTGGCAACATCGTGTAAAGTTAGCGATTGAAAAGTATAAAGACAATCCTGAGATGATGGACAAGATTAAAGCGATTGAAACTGAAGGTGTAGTAAAGGCTATTGATAAGGCATTAGGTCAATAATATATAGTTTATAGTGGGTTAATATTTAATTTATATAGGTCTAATATATATATATATCTTTAACCTTATGTGGAGTTTACACATGAACGCACAAACTTTAAATCGTATGATCAAAGCATCATATTATGCACCCAATGGTGCTCAATTAAGAAAAGCCTGTTATGGGGTTATGGCAGTAAATAGCCGTAGAGCTTCCGTAGGTGCTATGTCTTTAGAACAAGTAGCAGAATTACCAAAAGAAGAACAAACTGAAGTAAAGTCTCAAATTGTTCAAGAAGCATTAGTACAAGGTTCAGCAGAAGACCAAGCTAAATTAGCAGGTCATGGCTTAAAAAATGTACAAATGTACTTAAAGCAAGAAGGCGTAACACCTGAAGAACTCGCTAAAGAAGTTCAAAAAGCTGATCCTGTAATTGTAAAAGCAATTAAGTCTGAAACACATGACTTAAAAGGTGCTGTTCAAGTTGCTGGTGCTATTGCTAAAGCAGGAACATTTGAAGAAATTTTTAGTTTCTTAGATATTCCTATCAATTATGTTCAAAGAAAATACCAAGATTTCAATTGGTTTAAATGGTCTGCTATTATTGGTGCTATTGGTTTCATGTTTGAAATCATTGGTGCTGGTAGTGTAGCTGGTCTAAGTGGTGGTTTGATCGCTTTGACTGCTATTATTGGTGTAGCAGGTTATGCAGCACTAGCTCTTGTTATTTATTATTTGTTTGGTGATATTATCAAATGGGTTAATAAAAGACTTGCTATGTTAGATGCTTGGGTCTTCTTATTGCCCTTTAGAGCTTTAAGTTTAATCTTAAAGCTATTCGGTTGGGGTTTAGATCAATTTGTAGGTGGCATTAAAGATGCTTGGAATAGCTTCTTTAGTCGCCAAGCAAGTATTGCTATGCAATCACCTGAATTTAGAAAAGTTTATTATAGTATTTAATTTATAATTCTCATATCTTTATAGTATTTATATATAAGGATATGAAAAATGAAAAGACAAGCATCTAGCCAAGCATCTTGGTCATTATTAGCTGAAGGTGTTACATCAGCAAGAGTTCAAGCACATAGAGTAAGAGCATCTGTTATTCAATTACAAAATGCTATTAAAGGAACACCTTTAGAAGAAGAATTACAAAGACTTTGTGGTGATGTTTTATTGGCTATTCCTAGAGCAGCTGAAATTATTGAAAGAGATCTAGATAGAACTAATTATGCTTTAATCAAATTAGGTGAAGGTTTTTATAGATCAAGATTACCTATCGAAGATAGAGAAATTGTTGAAATATCATCTAAGTTCAATCCATATCCAAGTCCTAAAAAAGTTGCCCATAAATATCTTAACTCAAAGAGATAATCAAAATGGATAGATATGCTTATCGAGCACCTGCACAAGATTTAGCAGGTGTTAAGACATGGGTAGAAAAAGAAAGAGCTAAAGGAACAGCACCTGAAAAAGGTAGAGAACAATATGAGGATGGAAAACCTCAAAGAGATAGAGTATTGCCTTTACCTAGTGGTCATCCTAAAGGAAGAGATGTAGAGAAGTATGCACCAGGTGCTATGAATACACCTAGTGATAGTCAAGATAGTCCTTTAAAACCATCTCATTCTTATGCTAAGTCTAATAAACCTATGGGTAAGCCTTTACATGAATCACCTAGAACAACAGGTGTTCCTGGTGAACAATATGGTCATCCTTATATAGATATGGGAACTATTGTAAATCAAAGAAGAACAATGACAGCTAGTGAGGATGATATTGTCATGGGGGATATTAATTTTAGAACACACCCCCAATATACAGATAGACAAAGAAACCAACAAGGTGAAGCTAAGAGATATTATAAGCGATGGTATAGAGAAAATAAGAGAAATGTTAAGAGAAGAATGAGGAAATATAATAGAGAGAATAGGGTGGATATAAAGAGATATAATAAGAAGAGAAATGATAAGCCTGAAAAACATACAAGAATAAAGCCCTTTGGTGTTCGTTCTATGAAAGAAAGAAACAAAGAAGCTATGGCTATAAGAGTAGCAAGTATGTATATAGAAGCTAGACCTAAAACAGGGCCAGGTAGTCATAGTGGTCCAGGGGTTAAAAGAAGAAAACCTATGAGAGGTATGGCTAAACTTAAAGCTAAACAAAGTTATATTCGTAATAAGATAGATCGTTTGAAATATCAAAAACACTACTACAAAAAAAACAAAAGGAAAATACAGATGTATCGTAAAGCAAGTTCCGACAAGTTAATGTACTTACAAATGTTATTGAGTGGGTTAAGAGCTGCTCACTTCGCACATTGGACTACACATTGGCAAGTACAAGGTCAATCATCTTATGGAGATCATTTACTTATGGAAAGACTATATACAGGACTAGTAGATGAGATTGACACCTTAGCTGAAAAGCTAGTAGGTGAATTTGGTCCAGGTGCTGTTGAACCTGAAAGTCAAGTAACTCAAATGTCTGTCTATATTAAAGGTTTAGTTAATTTAGAACAAGACCCCATTTATAGAGCAATGTTAGTAGAAGAAGGCTTACAACAATTATTCACTTATGTATATAATAAACTTGAAGGACAAATGTCATTAGGTTTAGATGATTATATTATGAGTACTGCTAATGCCCATGAAACTAATGTTTATTTGTTAAGACAAAGGACAAGTAAGTGAAATGATTCGTCTAGCTAGAGATAAATTTGGTATTCATTCTCTTATATTAGCTAGAGCCACTTATTCAAATAGAATTAGAAAAGCCAATTTAAACTTTTGTGAAGTCAATAAAAACACTTGCTCAGGTAATATGGGTATCTCTCGTATAGATATGCCTGTGGTTAAAGATTTAGATGAGATTATTGAATTAATGGAAGAAGGAATGTTAGATATAAATAACATTCCAAGTGAAGCTGAGGAAGATTATTTAGAAAGTGGTTTTGGTCTTAAAAAGAATAAGGTGAAAGCCATAGATAAGAAAATCAGTGTAAAAGATTTAGTAGCGACACAAGATGAATTATGGTTGGGTAAAGCTATAGATATGGCTATATCAGGTAAGGGGTTAGATAAACCTATAATCGTATCTAAAGATGGTTACATTATGGATGGGCATCATAGGTGGGTTGCTTATTTGTTATTAGGTGCATATAATAGAAAGCAATTAGAGAAGATATATAAGATTGTCAAGAAAGACAATATGGAAGAAGTTAAAGGTTTATTTGATGACTATAATGTAAGTAAGGATATGAAGATAGATTGTGTAGAGTTTCAATTAGGTGGAGATAGGTTATTGAAAGTATTAAATGCTTATACAGATGCTAAAGGGATAGAGAGGAATATTTAATTTATAAAGAGGTATATATAAAATTTATATAAACAAGGATAGAAAATGTTAAATAAAGTAGCTAGACTTCTTTTAAAAGAGATTAGAAATAAAGCACCTGAAGCTAGATTAAAAAAGATAGCTAAAGTGTTATTTAAAATAGCATCCGCTAGTGCTTATAAAAGTGAAGTTATAGATAATTTTATCAAAATGTTTGTTAGTGTAAATGCTTCAGACCTTAGTTTTATGATTTCACAATATGCTTTAGGTAAAAGATTTCATAGTGGTGACATCGCTAAAATAAAAACAGACTCTGTGGATGTTTCTTTAAAAGTTAGAGTATTGAGAGAAGCACTTTCTAATCCTAAAATATCTGTTTATGAGATAGCAAATATAGCAAATGATCTTATTGAAAAGAATATCAATATTAAGAATGGATTAAAAACTGTAATCACAAGCTATAAAAATTTAGCACCTGTTAAAATAAACTCAAGAGATGGAAGTAAATATACTTTTAACTTTTCAGGAACAGATCACTTTGCTCATAGAATTTACTTAAGAGGAATAAGTAAAAAAGAATTACATAAAGCATTATCTGACCTTTGTTTAAATTTAATAGAGAATCCTAATTCTATACTTCAATATAAGACTCAAGATATATATGGTGATAGTATAGGTGATAAATATAAAGTCACCACCAAAGTGAGAAAATTAAGCACAGATATGTATATCACCTTAGTGTTTGGTATCAAAACATTAAATAACTTAGGTGGTGAACTTGTATTGATTACTGCCTATCCTGAAGATAAAGAACCATCTATTAAAACTGTAACTTCTGACTCTTATTTTGTAGATGAATATGTAGAACCAAAAACCACTACAGATGATGAAGTTATTGAACAATATAATCAATACCTACAAAGAAAAATATCACCTGTACAAACCCCTACCGTAGAAGAAAGACCATCTAGAATAATTGAAAGAAGAAGAGAAGCACCTACCCCTGAACAACTCTTCTTAGCTAAGAAACCTACAGGTGAGGGTACTAGTTCTCTACTTTATTGGAAACCTATGTATAAAGGATCTAAACCTGAACATAATGAATATGGTAATCTTCTCATCACCTATCCTAAAGAACTTAAATATGCTATAGGCGAACTAAACTTTAATAGAGTACTTAATCGTGTAGGTATTCTCTTAAACCTATGGTATATTAAAAAGAGCTTTGTAGCAAAAGTACAAATCCCTTGTGCTGAATGTAGAGATCTTGAAACAGGTATGAGTACAAGTCCTTTTGTTTATGTCGTATTAAGATTAAATAAAGTATTTAATGACCCCAATAATCCTAAAGCAGGTTATTCTTACAATATTGATGCCTTTAACATCAAAGAGTCTGAGAATAAGATAGATCCTGCTTATCATTATAGTCTTGAAACTAGAGATAGTATTCCTGTCCCACCTCCTGCCCCTACACCTAAAACAGCTAATTATTTATACAGCCCATATATATGGTAAATCACCTGACACACCTTTAAACATATCTCTATAATAGTCAGGCTTCTTTTTTATTAAATTACTTTGATGACTCATATGTATATCCTCCCTTCCCCACCAATTAGGTTTATTCCTATTCTTACTGAATAATAAACCCACCTCAAATCTCTCTTTAAGAGTATCTTTATAACCTAAAGAAATCCATTTATTACATATAGCAATAGCATATTCACATAAAGCACCTTCATAACCTTCCCACATTTTTACAGCAGGGTGATTAAACCATGCACCTTTTACCACACCCCTCTTCTTTGCATATAACACTTTTAAGATTTGATATGCTTCTACTCTCTGTTTACCTAATCTTTGCCTATCTAAAGCATTTGCTATTTCTTCATAGCTTTTATATGGAATGAATGTTTGCATTTTTTTATCTGTCCTTTCTATGTTTTTATTATATTTTTTATAAGGACTTGTATAGTTAAAATCATTAAATTGAACCCCTTCAAAAAGGATAAATGTAAATGCCATTACATCACCAACATATCGTCATTAAGGCTTATGTAAAAAATACACCTATGACACAAGAAGCTATTGAACAATGGCTTCTCGAACTTATTCCTGCTATTGATATGAAAATCCTAGCTGGTCCTTATTCTGTTTATCTAGACCGTGTAGGTAATAGAGGACTCACAGGTGTCGCTATTATTGAAACTTCTCATATCGTTGCTCATGTGTGGGATGAAGATAATCCAGGTCTTATTCAACTTGATGTTTATTCTTGTAAAGAATTTGATAAAGAAACTGTATTTAAACACCTTGATAAATTTGAAGTGGTTTCTGCTGAGTGGTTTATGTTAGATAGAACTGATAATATTGTTATCACCGACCAACCTACAAAAGGTATCTCTTATTAAGATTAGAACATAATAGTATATTATATATATAATAATATAATAATACTCTGAAAGGAGTATTATATTATGATTATAATACATCATGGACCAGGTGTCCAATCTGGCATAGGTGAATATATCAATGAACTTAACTTAACACAAGTTAAAGAAGCCTATGAGAAATTAAATGCTGAGGAGATAAGAAATCTCTGTGAAGACTTAAAACAATCTTATCCTTATCAAAATCCTTGTTTAATTGCTGGTCCGATAGACGATGCGGACCCCACCCAATTAGACACTCTTTTAAAGATTATTGAAGAACCTTTACCTAATACCCCTATTCCCATTTTATGGGCTAATGATTTTGGTGCTATCCCTAACACTATCAGATCACGATGTGGTGAAAGATATTGGTTCGATAATCAAACAGAACACCCTATGCTAGATAAAGCATTAGAGTTTATTAATGCTCTTATATCTAAAGATAGCTATAAATCTTTCTCTATCTTAAAATCGGTGGATAAATCTAAAGAAAGAGATTTTATAGATGCTCTTGCTGAAGCTCTTGTAGTTAAAAAACAATTTAAACTATGGGATACTATAAAACCTTATACTCTCTCTAAGAGAGTAAGTCGTATAGGTTTATATTCACTATTTATAGAACTTGAGGAGAATAAATGAAAATCCACCTTAATGGAGATTTTGAAGACCTTAAATACTTCAAATTGAAAAAACTCAAAGAAGAGAAAAACTCTAAGGGCTATGACATTAGGGAAGTAGAAAACAAAGAAGATATAGATCAAGCTATACAAGTAGGTTTATTTGATACTAGACCTGTTATTGTCATTATACATAATGCTAATAAGATTGCTAAATCAGACCTTGAAAGAGTCTTAACAGCATCAGATGGTTTTGAACTTGTTTTAGTAGATAAAGGTATCGCTAAATTAAAAGCTACTCACCCACAACTTAAAACTGAAACTATTGAAGAACCTAAGAAACTTGAAGAGTGGTGTATTAAGTTTATACAAGATCATTTAAAGGTAGATTATAATATCAACATAGAAGATAATCTAGCTAAGGCTATTATAACTCGTGTAGGTACTGATTTAGGTCATATTGTCTTTGAGTGTTATAAGTATAGTTATCTTGCTAAAGATGGCAAATTAGAACCTAAAGATGTAGCTAGTGTTTTATCTCAATTAGGTGATGTAGAAGGCACTAAACTTATAGATGCTATTAAAAGACTTTCTATAAAAGACTTTTTAACTATCTCAGGTGAGATGGGTAAATCTAAAATAGATCCTACAATGGGATTTATAGCAGGGTTATACACCTATAATGTGAGTATGTGGCTAGAAATAGCTTTATTATTAAATAAGGGTGTTTCACCTAAAGACATGGTGAATTATATAAAAATGAATCCCTGGTTTTTAGAAAATATTTTAGTACCTGAAGTTAAAAATTTAGGACTAGAAAGAATAAAAAAATTTGTAAAAATAGGCAGTCAATGTGAAACAGGAGTGCTTACAGGTCAAAGAGATGTATGGAACTGTTTTAAAACCAGAATTATAGGTGTTATGAATTTTAAATAATGTTATGTATGTTTTTACACAAGGTATAGTTGTGTATAGAATTAAACTCAGATGGAGAAATATAAAATGTTAGAATTTTCAGATCATGCTATTAGTCTACTAGAAAACTATTACATGATGGATGACGAAAAAACCCCTTCAGAAGCATTTAAACGAGCTTCTGATGCCTTTTGTGGTGGAGATAAAGAATTAGCTAGTCGTATTCTCTCTTATGTAGAGAATGGGTGGTTTATGTTCTCAAGTCCTATCTTATCTAATGCTAGACTAGAAGGACAAAAGAAATCAGGTCTTCCTATTTCTTGTTTCTTAACCTATGTAGATGACTCTCTCGAAGGTCTTATCTCTCATAGTGAAGAATTAAGATGGATGAGTGTTATGGGAGGTGGTGTAGGTGGTCATTGGTCTAATGTTAGATCAGTATCAGATAAAGCACCTGGCCCTATTCCTTTCATTAAGACGATTGACAGTGATGTCGAAGCTTATAGACAAGGTAAAACTCGTAAAGGTAGTTATGCTGCATATATGGATGTCTCTCACCCTGATATTATTGAGTTCCTAAATATTCGTGTACCCACAGGTGGAGATACTAATAGAAAGTGCTTTAATCTCAATAATGCTGTTAATCTCACAGATGCTTTTATGACAGCTGTAGTAGAGAATAAAGAATGGAACTTAATTGACCCCCATACTAAACAAATTAAAGAAACAGTACAAGCAAGAGAACTTTGGCAAAGAATTTTAGAAGTTAGATTTAGAACAGGTGAACCCTATTTCTTTTTCAGTGATACTGCTAATAAGCATTTACCCCAACCCTTAAAAGACAAAGGGTTGAAAATTCATGGTTCAAATTTGTGTATTGCTGGAAGTGATAGGGTTGTAACCAATAAAGGCTATTTAACAGCTAAAGAGCTTTATGATCTTGGTGAAGAACTTGAAGTGTTTGATGGCACAGCAAGTCAAAAAGCAACAGCTATGCAATTAATTGAAAAAGATGTTGCAACATATAAAATCACTTTAAAGAATGGTTTAGAACATACGGTGACAGGCTACCACAAGATTAAAACTGAAAAAGGCGATATTGCTTGTGATGATTTGAAGATTGGCGATAGAGTATTTATCCAAAGTAATAAAGGTCTTTTTGGCACGATCAATATGGAAGATGAAGCATTTCTACTTGGTCAATATCATGCTGATGGTACTCAATATCAAGACATTATTATGCTTGATTTATGGGAAGATGATTTTGATCTTGTGCTAGAGATAGAAGAAAGATTTGCTCGTGTACATAAGAAATATGGCTGTGATACCTATGAAGTCAAGAATCAACATGGTACTGTTTGTACACGAGGAAGAGAACCTGCAGTATTCACCAACTGCACCGTAAATCAAAGCACTGTCGCTAAGAAAAGACTAGCATCAAAAACTTTAAAGAAAGCCTTAGATTTCACCAAAGCTACAATACCCTATTGGATATGGGAATCAGATGAAGCGACACAGTGGCAATATGTAAGAGGTTTATTTTATGCTGATGGTACGGTTAGTGTCGGTGGTGGTAAAGGTGAACCTATTTATCTATCAATCACCAATGTCAATTTACCATTTATCAAAGAGCTTCAAATTCTGCTTAGAAACTTGGGTATGCCTTTTTCTTTGCATATTTCAGCTGAAGAGGGAATGAAGTTAATGCCAGATGGTCGTGGTGGATACAAAGAATATGCTTGTAAAACAGCCTATCGCCTAGTCTGTGGGTCTAAAAATGCTTGTTTAGTCTTTGAAGAGAAAACAAACTTCTTAACTAGAAGAGGTGTCAATATAGAAAATAAAGTGTGGAGAGATAATAGTCGTAAGGTATCTGAAGTTATTAGTATTGAATATGCAGGACATCAAGATGTTTATTGCCTAACTGTTGATTCAAAAGAAAACCATTTTGTGTCTAATGGCTTTATTACTCACAACTGCAATGAGATTTTTTTGGCGACAGATAAAGATAGAAGTGCTGTATGTTGCTTATCTAGTCTTAATGTAGAATATTTTGATGAATGGAAGAATACCTCTATTGTAGAGGATTGTATTACCTATTTAGATAATGTCTTACAATACTTTATAGACAATGCCCCACAACCACAAATGAAAAGAGCAGTATACTCAGCTATCCAAGAACGATCTTTAGGTTTAGGTGCTATGGGTTTCCACTCTTATCTACAAAGAAAGAATATAGCATTTGAATCACCTATCGCTAAAGGTGTAAATAAGAAAATCTTCTCTCTTATTAAAGAAAGAGCAGTTAAACAGACTGAACTCTTAGCTAAAGAGAGAGGTGAGTATTTAGATGGTGTTGGTTATGGTAGAAGAAATAGTCATTTATTAGCTATAGCCCCTAATGCCAATTCGGCTATTATTTTAGATACCTCACCAAGTATTGAACCCTGGAAGTCAAATGCTTTCACCCATAGAACAAGAGCAGGGGCTTTTTTATCTAAGAATAAGTATTTAGATAAGATTCTCTTAGATAAGAATATGCCTAAAGAAGAATATGATGCTATATGGCAATCTATTATTTTGAATCAAGGGTCAGTACAACATTTAGAGTGTTTAACTGACTATCAAAAGGCTGTGTTTAAGACAGCATTTGAATTAGATCAAATGTGGTTAATTGAACATGGTGCAGATAGACAAGAGTTTATCTGTCAGGGTCAGTCATTAAATCTCTTTTTCCCTGCAGGGAGTGATAAGGCATATGTAAATGCAGTACATTTAATGGCTTGGAAAAAAGGATTAAAGGGATTGTATTATTTAAGAACAAGTACAGGTGTGGTAGCTGAAAAGGTATCCACCAAGATAGAAAGAAAAGCTCTTAAAGACTATGATGAGTGTATCGCTTGTCAAGGGTAAGTAAATGTTAAAAATCGTATCTGCTTTATTATTGTATGATCTTAATCGTCTATATATGGATTCTTTAGATGTATCTGTAGAAGATGTTGATTTAAAAGAACCTGTTATTATATCTCGTCAAGAGGGTAAGATAATTTCAGGTGAGAGAGTACTATTAAAAGTGTTAAAGTCAAAAGACCTAGTAAATGTCTATTACAAATTTGAGGATGAAGTATGAGTAAGCTATTAGAACCTACATTAACCTATAAACCTTTTCACTACCCCTGGGCTATGGAATATGCTGAAAAGCATGAAAAAATCCATTGGGGTACATGGGAAGCTAAACTACAAGAAGATGTTAAACAATGGAAGAATGGTGGTCTTACTGACCATGAAAGAAAACACATTACTTCTATTCTTAGAATCTTCACTCAAAGTGATTGTGCCGTAGCAGGTAATTACTGCGATCAATTTATTCCTGTCTTTAAAAATAATGAGATTAGGAATATGCTATTGAGCTTTGCCAATAGAGAAGGCACTCACCAAAGAGCCTATGCTTTATTGAATGACACTTTAGGTCTAGCTGAAGAAGAATACTCAAGTTTCTTATCCTATACAGAGATGAAAGATAAAATTGAGTTTATGCAAGAGTCAGGTATTCATAATGACCACCCTACTTTAAAAGCTATTGCTACATCATTAGCACAAGCAGTATGTAATGAGGGTATGAGCCTATTCAGTGCTTTTGTTATGCTTTTAAATTATCAAAGATTTGGTAAAATGAAAGGGATGTGTGAAATTGTTGAATGGAGTATTAAAGATGAAACTTGCTTTACACCTGATACTGAGATTCTAACTGAGAAAGGGTGGGTTTCATTTGAGTCTTTACCTAAAGATTTAAAAGTTGCTCAATATAACTCTGATACACAAGAAGTCTCTTTTGTATTACCTGTAAGTTATATAGATAAAGAATATCAAGGTGATCTCGTTACTTTTAAAAATATGAAGTGTGGGATTGATATCACAGCAACAGCAGACCATGATTTACTTTATCTACATTCTTATAAAGATGGTTTAAAGCCCACTAAGGTGAAGTTTAATGACTTTGAACCCCATTATAGAAAAAAGATTATTGTATCTGGGTGGAAGCAAGAAGGTGAATGGGAATCACTTACAGCTAAGGATAGATTCTTAATCGCTTTACAAGCTGATGGTTCTCTTGATTATCGTATTAAGGAATATGGTAAAAACACAGGTCTTAAGAAAGCTCATTTCTCTTTAAAGAAAGATAGAAAGAACGAAAGACTACAAGAAATTTTAGATGAGTTAGGGTGGAAGTACACTAAGACTTATAATGAGAAGAGAGAAGATTATACTTGGTATGTATGGAGTCCTGATTTAACCTTATCTAAGACTTTTAATTGGGTAGATTTATCTAAAGCTACAAGTCAATGGGCAGAAGAATTTATCAAGGAACTTATGTTTTGGGATGGTCATGATGTTAATAAAGATGGTCAAACTATTTATTATTCCTCAGTAGAGTCTTCTAATGTAGATGTAATTCAAGCATTAGCTACTTTTGCTAATATTAAATGCTCTAGGTCTTTAAAAGAAGATAATAGAAAAGATAGTTATAAAGACACCCATAGAGTATGGTTATATTTAGATACCTCTTATATTCCTACAGGTAGAGCAAAAAAGACAGTTAAGACCTATGTAGGTCGTGTTATGTGTGTATCTGTCCCTACAGGTAATATTATCGTAAGACAAAACAATAAGGTAGCTATCGTAGGTAATTGCCATGTTGAAGCAATGAATAAATTGTTTCAAACTTTCTGTGAAGAAAACCCAAGAGTCGTCAATAATGAATTGAAGAAGCAAATCTATACTAACTTTACTCGTGCAGTAGAATTAGAAGATGCTTTAGTCAATTTGATTTATGAGAATGATGAAAATGAGATTTGCACCTTAAAGGGTAAAGATATTAAAACTTATGTGAGATATTTAGCAGATCGTAGATTATTACAATTAGGCTTAAAACCTATCTTTGAACAAAAAGAGAATCCATTACCCTGGTTAGATTGGATTGTGTCAGGTGATAGTTTCAAGAATTTCTTTGAGGGTGTGGTAACAGATTATAATGCAAGTGGTATGAGTGGTGAGTGGGGGTGGGATTAATCTTCCCAACCATCACCTTCGGGTTCAGACATTGGTCCCCATTTAGTCATATGTTGAGAACTGACACCACTATTTGATCTTTCTTTAATTCTCTTATGGTGAATCTCTTCCTTTAAATTTAAGAAGATACTAGAAAAAGTCTGACCCCATTTATTTGTTTTAATGACATCCCCTTGTTCATTTAAACCATATTCGTCCCATACTTGTTTAAAATCACCATCAGAGAGTTCATAACCTAGTTTACTTAGGCTATTTACTATATAGCTTTGAAATTTAGTCTCATCCTCAAATTCAAGATACTTATCAAAAAGAGGTACGATAAACTTCTCTAAGTTGAAAAGAATAGATTGAATGATAGCTTTGTCTTTAAGAAGAGAAGTGAGGATGTCTTTTTCAAAATTAGCATCAGGAATATCCCATTTCTTAACTAGAATATCAAAATGGTTTTTAGCTTTGTTTTCATCTATAGCATATACTTCTTTAACATAAGAGAAGATATATTCAGCATTGGTAGGAATATCCCATTTAGTAATCTCAATAGACTTCTTGTTATTTTGATTGGTGATTTGAAAACCACTCGCAATTTCTTCATCCATCTCTTTATCCCAGAGAGAACATTTAACTCTTGAAATTTCACCATATTTAGGGGTTTCAGGTTGTCTTGCCAATTCAACTACAATTCTTCTTTTTCTCATTTGAGAAGTAGGTGAAACAGGCCCATTATATAACTCATCAGCGAGAGATGGGATATGCCATACTTTTTTAGGTAAGAGTCTCCCATTAGGTATTTGTTTAGCAAACATAGATAATTCTCCTTATCTGTATATATACAAACACATATTATAAAAATGGTATAGTAGATAAACCTTAAAGGAGGATATAAAATGAAATTGAGATTTATAAAGAAGTATATAGATGAGAATGACCCATCTATATTAGTAATAGAAGCCGATGTGTTTAAGTCCAAGCATCAGCCTGATCCTGATGAGAGAGTTTTATTAAGAGTGCCTGTGGAATCTAGATATACAAAGAAAGAATTAAAAGAACAAGTGAATCAACCTGTAGGGGAAGAACAGATACCTGAAGAAATAGATTTTGAAAATTTAGGGGTATATAATGTTTCTATTTTATATGTGGTGATGAATTACTTATATAGATATTTAGGTATTTGGGTTTAGATAAACATTTAATAATAAGTCTTTAGTATGTAATCTATAAGGGAGCTAATGATGATTGATAGACTTATGAATCCATATAAAAAGAATATTCTTTTAAAGTTAAAAGCAAGATATAAAGGTATATGGAAAGACTTATATGCGATATTTGAGGTATATCAGTTTTTAATACAACTAGATGAGTATCTAGTATTGACTATTCAGGACACTACTCTTTTTAGTCCGTTAGAAGAAAGATTCTTGACATTCCTCAAAGAATTTAAAAGACATTATGAGATACAAGAAAATTTTAATCCTCTCTATATTAGAAAAGTGCTACAAATCATAGACACCGCTTTTCAAAGCATAGAGATAGACAATAAGAATTTTATACTAAAACTAGGACACAATCCTAAATTTAGAGATGCTTTAAAAGGAATACAAGACACCATACAATTTATTTTCGTAGTAAATCAAATACCCTTTATGATGACATATAGGACATCACCTAATGGATTTAAATACCTTGAATTTAAATCTAACATTAAATCTACAGATGTAGATACTACAGAAGATATTAAGCTACAAATTGAGATCAACAATAAACTTGTCGAATATCAAGAACTAGAAAAGAGTAAGTATATTAAAGAGAATAATCTTAGTCTTAATGTACAAGAACTTAATGGTGAAGAATATGGAATTGCAATTAAACCTAATGGTACGGTAGATACGATTTACACCTCAGATAGTAAAAAACACAGAACAATAGAACTTGCTATACAACATAATGAAGAAAAAAGAATGGTAAGCGAGAACTATAATAAATTCACTTTAAATGGAGATAAACTGCTTTATGATGGTGAGGTCTATGGGATTGTAGAAAAAGTAAATAACTTAGAGGAAAGAATCCATAAATACAATCAAGAGTTATTAGAATATAATAACCACCTTAAACTATATGAAGAGAAAAAAGAAAACAATGTTGTATCGGTGTCTTTATCGGAAAATAATTTTACTAGACAAGTAGCTACCATAGACATTAGAGATGATAGAGGACTTGTAAGACCTGTTATTATACAAGGTAAGTTTAAAGGAGTGTATTTAGATCAAATTGTTTCTAGTGTTGGTCATATGTTAGATACTGAATTTTATATGCTCCATACAGACAGCCAAGTATTAGAAAAAATTAAAAATGATATAAACATCTTAAATGAACCTTATATCACTTTAGAAGACGAGTCTCTTCTCTTATATTTGCCTTTAAAAGCAGTTAAAGAAAGAGAAATTGTTTCTAAACTCACTACACAAAAAAATAGAAATGAATTTTATATAGACCCTAAAGATTATTTGAAAATTAGAAATTACTTAGGCTCTGTTATACTCTCGAAATCAGCTAAAGACTACATCTTTAAATATTTACAGATACAAGATAAGAATACTTATTTAAAAGTGTCCGATCACTTAAATCAATATAGTACTCGTCAAATAGATGGTTTTAAAAAAGATAGTGTAGATCTCACCTTAAATGAAAAACAAGCTATTGATTGGTTAGAGAATAATACTAATGGGATTATAGGCATTAATAAAACGATTGAAAAAATAGCTTTAGCTTTAGCTTTAAAAAACACAAGTAAGAACTATCTTCTCGTATCTAAGGAAAAAGGCAATCTAGCTAAAGAGGTTCATAACTCTTGTGAACTATTCCCTACTAACATAGTAGAAATTACACCTAGTGAATTAGGTAAAGCTAACCCTAGCAAATACTCTAAAATCCTTTTCAATAATGTAGAAGGTGAGATAAACCATAAAGCTAAATTCTTTTTCACTGAAACATCAGTGTCTAAAAGAATAGAGGTCTTGTTCCACCTTAATAAGTTTGTTAATAACTTAAACTATACAGACAAAGAAAAAGAAACTTGGTGTTCTAAATATTCTCATAAAGTAGTAGATACATATGTAGGATTAAAGAGTGAATTTAAAGAAGAATTTTTTGAATGGTTAAAAGATAATTGTCTTATTCTCTCTAATAAAGATATGACTTTAGAATCTGCTTTAGGTATTAAAGAAGAAAAACAAAGTGAAATACAAGTAACTAAAATAGACCCTCAAATAGAAGGTCTTTATATAGCCACAACTAAAGAGATTACGAATAATCTTAAAGGTGGCAACTTAGATAAAAAAGCCCTTGCCCATAAAATTGAAATCCTCACCTTACTTCTCAATAACCCTAAAAAAGCTCTTTCTATCTTAGGTAAAACCATACCTAATCTATCCAATCCTAAAATCAATAAAGCAATATCTCTTGCTAAACAAAATGAAGGTAAAACTTTATTCTTTACTGAAGATGATTCTCTTGCCCAAGAAACTGCCTCTCTTATATCTAAACAAATACCTGGTCTTCATGCTTATATTGTAGATGGTGTTCCATATATATATGAGAATGGATTTTCTATTAAATCTAAATCAAATGATTTTAAAACATTAACATCAAGTCATTATGATTTAAAGAATATAGACACTGAGGGTTATAGTTTATATGCTCACCTTGATCGTGGTAATTATAGCACTCAAATTTTAGCCGAAAGAGCTTCTCTTATAGAGGATAAAAAAGAAATCTATATAGATGCTATATCTACAAATCCGACCTTAGATAAAGTCTTCTCTCAATTATCTTTAGAACAAAAAGAAGAAATAGAAAAAGTCTTTGAAGAACACAAACCTGTTTATATTAAAGTAAATACAAACCAACAAGGTTTAAAGATCAATAGGGATTTATTAGAAGCCTGTGTTTCTGCTAACCCTTCTTTATATCCTATTGTAAATAAAAGAATTGTAGAAGGTGAGAAATACCCACTTATAAATAAGTCTTTCTTAGATGATAAGAGAGTAGAGAAATTAGAGAAGAATAACCCTTATGTAGTAGCTAAGGTGAGAAGTGCTTCTTTACAATTACAAGTACCTTATCAACATATCTTAGATATCTCTTCATTATCTATTTTACATAATCCTATTACTAAAACAGAGAAGGATCAAAGTAGTGTTACAGTAGAAGATAAAGGGTCTTATAAAGAAATACATATCTTACAAAAACATGATATGTTAGGAATGTATAGCAAAGACACCTCTAATTACTTAGAGAGAATAATCAAAGTTAAAAATGGGATGCTTGTTTCTGTATCTAATGAGATTTTAGCTACATCTTCTTGTTCCGCTAAAGGTATAGGTACAAGAGCTATCTTTACACAATATAAAACAGCTATTAAATATGGTTTAGAAGAGATAACTACCCATGCTGCAGGGAATTATGATTCTTTTGATTCTCAAGGTAATATTAAACCTGAAAAACTTATAGGATACTATGTCTGGGGTAAATTAGGTTATAATACAAATATCTTAAAAAACTCTGCTCTTAGTACGAGTGAGAAAGAAAAAATTATCAAGTCCTTAGATTTACCTAAATGGCAACCTGTTAAAGAATGGCTTCTTAAATATACTTCTTTTAATTCTAACACCTTATGGTTATCCGATGTATATGCTTGTACTGTTAACGGTAAATTATTAGGTCAACAATGGTGGAAAGAAAATGGTGGTGGTCTTTATGTCACCCTAGAAACTGACCCTGCTTCTATCTCTTATCGTGTTATCAATAACTACTTTAAAAAGAAATGTGAAGAAGAAGGTCTCACCGAAGAAGAATACCTAACTAAAGAACTCCCACCTTTTGATGTCGATTCTTTAGATTGCTGGAATAGTATCTTATCTCAAAAAGAATTTTTAGGAATCACTGACTCTAATATCAAAGATGTTGTAGACGAATACTCTAACAATCTTATTAAAGCTCTTATTAAAGAATCTGAAACTTATCCTTATCTTCCTCCCCTTAGAATGTTCTTATATAACATCTATAAGACACCTAATAGCATTCGTAAAAAGAATATCTTTAATGCTATCCCACAACCTGTACTTAAAGGTATTCTCAAAAAACTCTATAACGAAGAAACTAAAAAAAAGAGTTTAAATCAAACCCTTACCGCACTCTTTGATGATATTACTAAAGGTAATATTAAACTTGCTAATGAAAATATGAGTAATGACCATTTCTTACTAGAAATTGCTAATGACCCTCTTTTAGATAAAGAATGGATTGCTATCGGTCTACAAAAACAAAGTAATGCTCTTAAAAAAGAAATTGTTGAAGCTGACCCCCTACTAAAGAATAAGGTGAAATAATTATGAATACTCTCGAATGGTCTAATTTTATTCTATCTGTTCCAGATGAGGAACTATTAGATATGGCTATACACTTAGGCTCTCAAGCCTTTATTGACACTATGTTACAAAAGAACATCCCTTTATCCGATATTCTACAAATACATAAACTTGTAGCTCAAAAATTTATTACTTCAAGCAGACTTGTTCCCCAAAAACTAGACGGATGTGTTGTTAATTACTATAATATTTTATATCCTCCCACCCAAGTATAATATAATATATTTAGTGTTTTTTTAATATAAAGAGAGTATTTATGCCTTATTATGTCGCTGAGATATTAGGTCAAATTTTTGCTAATCCACCCTATTATATCCTTAAAGCTAATGTCGTTTCTGAAACCGAAACAAAAAATATCGTTATCAAAGGTAATATACCTGGCCCTACTTCTAGAGATACTATCGTCACCTTTGAAGGTAAAGTAGTTGACCATAAAACTATTGAAGTCACTAAATCACCTATTAACCCTAAACTACTTAAAGGTGAAGCATATGTCTTTTATCAACAAAAGACACCTGCTATCACTAAATCTATTGAAGTCCTCGCCCATATCGCTGATGCAGGTGTCCCTCAAAAACTTATCTCTGCTATCTGGGACTCCGTTCAAAGAGACCCCGACTTCTTTGCCGAAAACCCCTGGTCTCTTGTACATAAAGGTCTTCCCTTTAAAGTCGCTGATAAAATCGCTCTCGCTCTTAATCAACAAGGCTTCGACCCTAAATGTGATTCTCGTATCGAAGCATCTATACATGAAGCCACCTCCGTTGCCTTTAATGAGGGTAATTGCTATATTGACTCTACCTCTCTCTTCAGAGAAGTCAGTATCCTCACTAATGAGAATAACCCCACTAAAATTGCTACTCTCATTAAAAATATGATTAAAGAAGAGAAACTCGTTCTTGAAAAAACTCCCGATAATAACAATGCTATCTATCTCCCTTTTAATAACAAAATGGAAAATGACTTTGTTTCTCTTATCGCCCATAAACAAAGAAGATCTTGTTCTCGTGTAGATAAACCTACTATCCTTGCTAATGCTAAATACCCTCTCACTAATGATCAAATTGAAGCTATTCAAATCGGTATATCCGAACCTGTTTCTATTATCTCAGGTTTACCAGGTACAGGTAAAACTACTATCCTTGCCACCTTATGTAAAATCCTTAAACAACAAGGTGAACAAGTTTTATTAGTCGCCCCTACTGGTATCGCTGCTAAAAGATTATCTTCTGTTGTTCAAATTCAAGAAGCTCAAACTATTCATAGAGCTTTTGGTGCAGGTATCCCATCAGAATCAGATAAAAATATCTTCTCTAATTATGAAGGTGTCAGTCGTATTGAAGAATTTGATGTTATGTCTTTAAATAATGCTATTGACCCATCTAAAGAACATTGGACTTACCACCCTAATAACCCTAGACCTGAATCAGTTATTATTATAGATGAATCTTCTATGGTCGATTTACACCTTGCTTGGAGAATTTTAAGAGCTTTAACTCTACAATGTCGTGTTATCTTTGTAGGTGATATAGCTCAATTACCACCTATCGGTGCAGGTTTCACCTTTAAAGAAATGATTGAAACTAATAAAATCCCATATACCCACCTCACTCAAATCTTTAGACAAGATAAAGGTAATGGTGTTGTTGAAGCAGCTCATTCTATCTTTAATAATATTACTCCCACCATGAACGATGATTTTGTCTTTCTTGAATCTCATAGCAACACTAATATCCTTAATCTTATTATGGATAATTGTATAGACTTACAAAATCAAGGTATAGACTACCAAGTTATTGCTCCCTCTCATCATGGTGATTGTGGTGTTACTAACCTTAATAAAAACCTTAGAGCAAGATTAAACCCTACCCTTAGTCACCTATCTTTTAAAATAGGTAATGATGAAATTCGTGTAGGTGATAAAGTAATGATTACACAAAATGACTATAAGCTAGAAGTCTTTAATGGCGATTTAGGTTATGTTCGTGCTATTAATAAAGACGATATAGAAATTCACTTAAAGACTAATAATTCTATTACCTCTATACCTAAAGCTAAAGTATCTACTCTAATCAGATTAGCTTATGCTATTACGGTACATAAATCACAAGGTCAAGAATACCCTGTGGTGATTATGCCTTTAGTTAGAGATTTTGGTTTAAGTCTTTTACAAAAGAACTTAATCTATACTGCTATTACTAGAGCTAAAACTAAATGTATTCTTGTTGGGGATAAAGGCTGTTTAGAACTTTCTATACATAATACTTCTAAATCTAAAAGTAAATTATCTCGAATTAAAGATAAACTTATTTCTCTTATTTAATATAATATGATTGTAGATGATACAAAGACACTAACAACAACATCGCTACAAGGATGAGCAAAAATGACAGAAGATCAACTTTCTGAATTGAGAACAAAGATTACAAGATTAAAAGGTAATCTAAATGTAAATCAAATTACAATCTCTCGTATTGTAAAATCAAAATCAGGAGACCAAGTATTCGTCTCTCTATCAGCTAACTACGGTGATGAAAAAGATAGTGATAATAAACTCCCTATGGAAGATATATCATTAGCAACACATCTCTTAGGTAGAGAAGTAAATATCCTCGCTTATGAACAAGCACTTGCAGGTGGTTTAATTAACCAAATGCAATTCGATGAAGCCTTAAAGTATATTAAGGGCAACTACACTAAACTATTCACTAAAGGATAATCAATATGATTGAACAATCATGGATCGACAACATCTTTAAAGACCTTCAAAGTATGGACATTCACTTAGATACAGACCCTCTCGCTTTTGGTCCCGACCGTCTTAACTCTAAGGTTGCTGAAGTTAGAAAACACCTTTCTCGTACCGAAAACCTTTTCCTCGAAATCTCACATAACCTACAAAAGTTTAAAAGAGATTTACTCCTCGCTAAAACTGATTTCTCTATTGAGAAAACTCGTCTTATGTCTGAAGACCCTTATGTAAGATCAGGTCGCTCACAACCTGAAAGAGAAGTTATTGCTGAACAAAGACTTGTAGATAAAACTAAAGCTATCAATTCTCTTGATATCACTATTCAAGACCTTGAAGCTATTGATAAGGTGGTTAAAGCTAAAAGAGCTGACTTGAAAGATATTCAAAATCGTTTAAAGGATCAGCTTAAACTCTGCCAAGAACAAATCGGTTTAGGTCAAAGATGGGGTAAATCTGATATTAAACTCCTACAAGAATTTAATGATAGATATGAAGCACCACCTATGGTTGAAATTAAAACTAAACCTTTACCACCTGCTACTAATGACACTGATGATATTAATAGTTTCTTTAACACACCTATTGTAGATGCTGTTAAACAACCACATACAGTTCAAGCACTTGACCTAGACGACCTATTCAAAGATATTTAATTATATTTAATTTATATTTACAACTCCTATATATAACTAAATAGGAGTCCTCATATGAATAGTCTTTTTAGACAAAATTTAATACTTAAAGCTAAATCAGCTTACACAGGTAACTGGAAAACAGCATCTAAAATATTTGATCTATATGACCTCTTAGTTGATGTAAGAGCATATAATGAGTCTTATGAGAATTATGATGTTTATGAACAAAGAAGAGATATATATAACATATGGAAAGAAGTTCTTTTTGAACATAGAAAGCATCTTACTCTTAATGAAGAACTTGTAGATAAAATCACTTACATGACAAGACAAATAGATTCATTCTTTGCTAAAAACATGAGTGATAATCTGAAACTCTTAGGTATGGCTAAACTTGCTAAATATAAAGAATTTGTCCAAGCTCTTATTGCATATACTCAAGATTTCTTAAAACAGTTAGGATTTAACACTAAAGTTCTTAAAGTTAAATCTGAATATACAGGTCTTATGACTTATGCTATCACTCCAGATATGTCAGAAAGTGAATCTTTTGTTTCTGAGCAAATTGATATGAATAATGCTTTTAAACAAAAGCTATTCTATAAGTTTAAACAAGACCTTGAAAAGAAAGATATGAGAGTTGAGGATGAGGGAGATCACTTTGTTATTAAACAGTACGGCGTTACTATAGGATATGTATCGGATAATAAGTTTGATAAGATATATCCTACACTTGAAGAACTCAACCATGAATTAAAAAAGAATCAAATTATAGATGATAACTATGATAAGTTAGTTTTAGGTGAATCGGGTCAATTATTAACACCCACAGGTACAGTAGCTACTACATTAAACTACTTACCACCTAAAACACTAGCTTCCGAAATTAAAAAGTATAATGAAAGTATCTCTCTTTATAACTCTAAACTTAAACCTTATGAACCTAAACTCTCTAACGACCCTAAAACTATACAATTAGGTGAATATACACTTAAAGTAGTTAAAGTGTTTTATAAGAATATAAATAGACCTGTGATTACAGAAGGACCCTATGCAGGTATCTTCCTTGATCAAATAGTTTCACCCACAGGTAAAGTCTTAGGATCAAGTTCTAAAGCTAGTCCTTACTTTATATCTAATAAACAAGTATATGAAGCTATAAGTGATAGTGTTAAGAAAAAAGATACTTTAGATATAGAACAAAATGTAGTGAGTAAAAAAGTTCAAGAGTATCAAAGAGAACGAAATTACTACCCCTATCAGTATGAAAGAATGTTAAAGTCTAATATACAAGATAAAAAAATTAGAACTGCAATACCTGATTTAACTGGTGCAAGTATCTTAAATGATGTAGACAGTAATATGGATGCTTATGTAGAATCTAATTCTTATGATAAGTTTACTAATATAGACCATAATATTAAGATGGATGATTCTCGAACTAAAATCAGAAACTTAGAGATTACAAGATCTGTTCACCTTATTGATGGTAAACCTGAATATATTAAGAATGAATACTTTGAAATACATCCTTGTATGCCTGATGGTCTAGGCACTAAAGTTTTCACTCAACAAGTTAAATCTGCATCAGAATTAGGTTTTAAATATATTAAAACGGATGCTGGAGGTGGCAGTATAGGTATGGTAGGTTATTATGTATGGCCCAAATTAGGCTATAATGGCGACTTGTCTGACGACCTAAAACAAACTAGAAATAAATTACTTAATAATCCCACTAAAAACGAAAAAGAACTTAATACACTCTCTGAAATAGATACTTGGTTTCAAAATACACTAGGACATAGTGTTTATGATGAATGTATGGCTCTTGATTTATATGCCTGTAAGGTTAACGGTAAATTTATTGGTCAAGAAATCTGGAAAAAACATGGTTCTACTGTTACTCTAAAATTTGATTTAACAGAAGGTTCTTTATCTATGAGAATCTTAGGTGATTATATAAATAAAAAATCTAAAGAAATGGGTATCGCTGTTGCTGATTTTATCAATACTGACATCTCTAAATATAGAGGTAAAAATAATAACCTTGAATGCCTCCTTAGAAAATACTATGACAATATAGGTCGTATGGACTATGCCCTCTTAAATGCTCTTAAAATTGCTATTAAGAACCAAGAGAATGGTGAAATTGTTAAAATACTTAATTCTAATGATTATGATATAAGACAACCTCTGATAGACTTCGTAATTTACTTAAGTACATCTAAGCGATCCGATGAAAGACAAGTTGCTAAAGAAGTTCAAACCATCGCTAGAATTAATAAATCCACCTCTTACCCCAACTTGAAATTCGCCTCAGATAAAAACCTTATGGATGATCCTATGATTAGAGAAGTTGACTTTGCTATCCTTGATCAAGTTTGGGACGGTATCAATAAACTTTATGAATCAGGTAATTTTTAATTAAACAACGGTATATTTATTTAAACACTCTTAAAGGATTACTTTATGTTTAAATACCTAATATCATTTCTTTTTTTTATTCTCGCACAACAAGTATCAGCTAATGATACTTGGGAATGTCAACTTTGGGAAACTAAATCAGAACCAAGACTCACAGGTCAAGGACATTCTCTTAGTGGGGCTCTTTACATGAACAATTTCGGTGTAAAGGCTTGCCTCGCTAATGAAAATAATGTCTGTGATGATCTAGGGTCTTACATTAAGATTTCTGTTAACCCAAAAGCTAAATTTGATGTTTCTGTGTCCTCTTTTAGAGCAACCCTTTTACCTACTGTCATTAAACCAGGAGAAAGCAAACTTATTGAATTTCACACTTATTTCCAAAAAAATGAAAAACGATTCATTGACTTGAGTATTCGTGCTTGCACTAAATACTCATTCAGCAAATAACCTACCTACACTTATCCATATACTTCTCATATAATGAAATATATTTAGACTCTTGTCCTTTCTTTTTACTCTTCCTATATTTATTTATCTCTGTTTCTAATAATAAACACCCTGCCTCAGACATAGATTTACTCTTACTCTCTTCTTGTTCTTTTTGCTTTTCATATTCTTGGTCTTGCTTTTCTCTTTCTTCCCTTGCTCTTTGCCTCATTTTTTTATCTTGTATTTTCTTCTCCTCATCAAATTTTTCTTGGAGAATCCGTTTCTTCTCTCTTAAAGCGTTCAAATCAAAAGGATATTGTTGTATTATATTAGAATATTGCTTATTTATGTCTCTCGTACAACCAAGTTCTCCCAAAGAATCATCTCTTGAACCGTAATATTCTTTACACTCTTCTAGAGCATCTACCCTTTTTTGCAAATCAGCTTTCCAAATAGTCTCAGCCTTGTCTAATTCTTCTGTTACCGAAATTAACTGTTCTTCTAAAGGTTCTTGGCAATATCCCCATGATAACAAACATAATACAAAAAATAAAACTTTCATTCTAAAACTCCTTTTATATTACATATACCAATATCTAGCACTTTCTTCTTAATAATTTTTTTAATCTTTACTCTTGACATTTATCCTCTTTGTGTGTATTGTGGATTATACAAACACACTAACTATCACAAAGGACAGATATGTTAAACAATTATCTTAAAGACTTGCAAACAAGACAAGCACAAAATGGCTCAGAATACTCTTATAGAGCAGACTTAAGACAAATCCTAAAAGGTTTAAGTATCACTGACGAACCTAAAGGTAAGAAAAAAGATAAAGTCGATATGGAAGTTTTTACTCCCGAAGGTCTTGTCTCTTTCTATATTGAAACTAAAGACTTAGGCGAAGACCTCAGCCATAAGAAACATCAAGATCAATTCAATAGATACAAGTCCGCATACAAAAAACTCGTTATCACAAATTTTCTCGACTTTGAATTTTATCGTGATGGTGTCTTACTAGGTAAATGCACTCTTGCCGATCTTAAATCATTCACAGGCAGTCAAGCTGACTTCGATCAATTCAATAACTTTATTGATGATTTTAAGAATGATTGTATCCAATTCACTAATCCTATCTTACTCGCTAAAAAACTCGCTGAGAAAACTAAATTCCTAAAGAATGAGATTTTTACAACTCTTGAAAAAGATGATGCTGAAATTGCTTTAGGCAGTAAAAAGAATTTTAAACTCGTTGCCTATCGTAATGAATTTAAAAAAATGCTCCTCAATGATATTGATAACGATCAATTCGCTGATCTCTATGCTCAAACAATCACCTATGGTTTATTTGCTAGTAGATACTATTCTTTTCAAAAAGATTCTAAAGCTACTTTTAAACGATCCGATGCCTCTGATCTTATCCCTAATACAAATCCTTTATTAAAGCAATTCTTTGATTCTATTAGTAGAGATAGTAAATCTTCTTCTTTAGGTAAAAATATCACTATTCATTTAGATGGAATTACTACTATCCTAGCTAATGCGGACATGACCCAAATTATTCAAAATTTGAAATTAGCTAACAATGATATTGTTATTCACTTCTATGAAACCTTCCTAGAACATTATGACCCAGCATTAAGGGCAAGTATGGGTGTATGGTATACTCCTGTTGAAGTAGTGGATTATATTGTTAAAGGTGTAGATAGTATTCTCAAGGACAAGTTTTCTATCAAAGATGGTATTTCATCTAGAGAAACACAAGACTTCTCATTTATTAGAAAAACTAAAGTTAAAGGTGGTGAGAAGACTGAGGAGGTAACTAAAAAGGGGGTACATAAAGTTCAAATCTTAGACCCAGCTACAGGCACAGGTAATTTCTTAAATTCCACTATCAATTACATTAAGTCTAATTTTAAACACCCTACCTTATGGAAGGAGTATGTTAATAATCACTTGATCCCTAGATTAAATGGTTTTGAGTTAATGATGCCTTCTTATGTTATGGCACACATGAAGATGTATGAATTGTTAAAAGACTCTTTAGATGATAATCTATCTAATAGGTTTAATGTATATTTAACAAACACCTTAAATGGTGGTGTTGTCTTAGAAGAAGAGAATGTTTTATCTGTGAGTGATTTAATACATCAGTTAAATGAAGAAGCATTAGGAGCTAATAGAGTAAGACAAGAACAACCTGTGATGGTGATCATGGGCAACCCACCTTATAATAGTGCAAGTAAGAATCAAGGTGAGTTTATTACTGATCTTATGGAAGACTATCAAGATGTGAGTAAAAATACAGGAATTACTTTAAATGATGACTATATTAAATTTATTAGATATGGACAACACCTCATCGACCAAAATAATAGTGGGGTTTTAGCTTATATTTCTAATAATAGCTTCCTTAAAGGAATCTCTATGGGGAAAATGAGAAAATCACTATTGAAGACTTTTGATGAAATTTATGTCCTTAATTTATATGGTCGCCCTATTGATGATAATATTTTTAAAAGTATCAAACAACAAGTTTGTATCACTTTCTTTGTTAAGACAAACAAGAAAGAACAAAACGAATTAGGTAAAGTCTTTTACTTTGAAATTAAAGGAGATAGACAACCTAAGTTGGACTATCTTGAAAAAAACACGGTGAATAATGATTTTAAAGAAATTGCTTTGATTGAACCTGAATATTACTTCATCCCACAAGACACTAGTATCCTTGAAGTATACAATAAAGACAGCTTCCGTTTAGATTCTATTTTCAAGTTTAAATCTAATGGTGTTTTAACAGGTTGTGATAGCTTACTAATAGATACTGATTTAGGGAGATTAGAAAATAAATTAAAAAATTATTTTGCTACAAATAAAAAAAAGGGAGTTTCTTCAACAGATGACGGTCACTTTAAAAAAGTAAACTATAGAAATTTTGATACAAGACACTATTTTGATAGTGCTTTATCGAGTGCTAGAAAAGAAGAATTGGTCAAACATTCATTAGCATCAAAACAAATCTTCTTATCATACAAATCTTATTGTCGTGACAAGTTTGACTTCAAACATATCTTATTAACAAATAGGACTCCAGACTATAACTTTTTGGGGGCATCGGCAGGATCAATCCATTGCTCTCCTCTCTATCAATACCACGAAGGAAACACTGTTTTAGGCACAGAACCATACCAAACCTCTAACTTCACTCAAGACTTCCTAGACCAAATCTCCCTCAAAATCGGTAAACTCTTTAATGATAACCCCACCGATGATACTACTTTCTCTTCCCTCGATGCTATGGATTACATCTATGGCTACCTTAATGATAAATCCTACACCACTACCTATAACCAATTCCTTAAATCTAACTACCCCAAAGTCCCTTTCCCCACTGACCTTAACCACTTTGAAACCTATAGATTAAAAGGTGAAACCCTTAGAACTATCCACCTCGATGACTCTACAATAGACCCCACCTCTAACTTCACCGCTAAAAGCAACACTATCTCTAAGGTCTCTTTCGACCCCACTGATAATAAACTCTACTTTAACAAGACTAGCTACTTCGATAATATCACTAATGATATGTGGAATTTCAAAATAGGTGCTAGTCAACCACTTAAAAACTGGCTCGAAGCTAGAAAAGATGATGACTTAACTGAGAGTAGTGTTGATGAATTTCTAAATGTTATCTTTAAAGTAAGAAACTCTATCTAGAGAACTTATCTATATCTCCTTGTTTTTATACAAACCATCGCCAAAATCTATAAAATCAACTTTGAAGATAAACACCTTCACCACCTCTTCCAAAAAACTGCCTCTTCCCTACCATCAGAAGATGCCACTATCAAAGACCTAGACTTCTCCGTCCTTAATCAAACATGGGACTTTATCTCTAATACCTATTATTAAGCTCTATCCTAAATCCTACCTTCTCATCCCCCATTCCTATATCTTCCACTATATTTATCTTTACTATTTCACCCACCATCCCCTTTATCTCCCTCCCCACTGACTCCCCCCGACCCCGACTACGACACCTTATCTCTAATACTACCTCCCACTTCCCACTACGACTAAAATCCACCACCATATCCACCACCCTCTTCAATACCACATACGACTTCCCCACTATTACTTCATCTCCTCCCTTTACAAAATATATATCATCTACATCCCCACCTATAACCTCATCTTCACACCCATCATAATCCCTATACCCATTCATCACCTCCTTCTCTCCTACACACCTATCATATATGTCCATCACACCATCCCCATCATTATCCAAATCAGGACACCCATCCTCATCTAAATACCCATCCTTATCTTCACTATCCCCCTCACACCTATCCACACTATCCATCACCCCATCTCCATCCTTATCTCTCTTTATAACCACCCCACCCTCTACTCCCACCACACCCCTATAACTTACACTCCCTATCCCACCTGTAAACCCTTGACCCACCCCCACTATTAACCACCCATCATACCTAAACCCTATTATCCCATCTATAACATCCCCTAAACCCCCACTATATTTTACCTCCCCCTTTATATCCCACACCCCCATAACCTTATATACAACCCCCAACCCCACTATCATACCATTACCAAAATAATTAGTCTTCACCTCACCCTTATTTACTACACCTCCACCATCCTTATATCCTATATTTATAACCCACCTCACATCCTTTAACTTCCATATACTATCTCCACTTATTAACACCCTATATATATTACTATATACTCCACTATCTGTAGGTACACTTATAACCACTGATAATCCTATATCCACTCCTAATATACTATACACCCTCAACTTAGGCATCACCCTTATATTATCTCCACCACTCTTATAACTTATAACCCCACCTCTATCACCTGTTATATAATTATATCCCACACTCCCACCTATACTTAACCTCCCTCCTATTAATCCATATGTCCCACCTATGTTAACCTGATTGTAATTCTTTATTAAGGCTATATTACTATAACTGTCCACTAAAGCATCTCGACTATAATTCATACTCACATTATAATCTAACTCACCCCCACCTAGAACTTTACCACTATCTAATGAATATATCTTATACCTGTCTACACTCATCTGACTCGTCTGTATATCCTGTCCATATATATTACTACACCATACTACTATACTTATAAGTATAACTACTAGACTTCTTATCATTTTATCACTTCTCCTATATGTTCTTATATAATCCTATAACCCTATAATCTTTCACCTTATAAATAATTAACCCCCTTTCATTTCCACCCCAAAAATTTTCACCCAAAACTAATTTTCACTTTCACTTTTTACAACTCTCAAAAAAACAAGCCCCCCCTTATATAACCCCCCCCCTCTGGAGAGATACCCTTATAAATCCCCACCCTATATAAACACCACCCTATACATATATATATCTTATATCTTATAAACACCACCCTATACACGCAGATGTGTAGGTGGGGGGATATAAGATATATATAAACCCTAGTTAAACTATAGTTTCATTTTCGGAATGTCATTTTCATTACGGACTCAATATGGCTTTTTTGACCCCTGACCCCCCTAAGTCCTACTTTTTAATGCAGTTCTACAGAGGTTGGGGTAAACCTTGTGAAATTAGGACATTTTATCTATATAGTCTTGTATATCCTCTATATACTCATCTATGTCTTTATCCCCACTATACCATAAAAGACGAATAAAGCTCAGTACTAGATTACAGATGCTTATCTTAGGATTAAGGCTTAACTCAAATCTCTTTTTTTGATTTGCCATAACATCTACAATTAACTCAATAGCCGATAAAGTCATATTATTGTCGTAAAATCTCATAGAGGACATGATTTGATTTTTTGTAGGACTTGTTATTCCGAATTGGTCGTTTTTCATATATGTGCAAATAGACAGATCTTTCTTAAAAAAGAAATTGATCTCATGACTAGATTCTTCTCTTTTAAAACCCAAATCAACAAAAAGATCAATCAAAATCTCATTTAATTCTTCAAATGTTTTAGGCTCGTTGCCTACATATTTTATCTCACGATTTTCTTTAATATAATTCGCCATCTTACTCGCCACCTCTTAAGCATATACTCTCTCTCTAGGCATAGAGAATTTATTAAATACTATATGCACTCTCTAAACTTTTAAACTGAGCATATAACTCCTTGTGGTCATATTGAAGTTCCCATAATACACGAATATGATCTAAAAGAAAATTTAACAAGCTAATGCTGTCAGGTAGTTTCAATTCAATTAGACAGTCTATGTCTTTAGAACTTTTTTTCAAGTGTATGCCACTATGTAATCGTAGGGCTATGTTTCTTAAGTTCTCAGGCTTGAGATAAAAAGTAGACCATACTCCTGTATCTTCCATTACCACAAGAACTTTATGTCCTATCTTATTGGCAAAGCGAACTTGAATATCGGATTTAATAAATTTGTCTTTGTCCTCAGTAAATTTAAGTTCAATTAAAGTTTCTTTCAATATAGAAAAAAACTCATCTATTGTAGTAGGCTCATGCCCTTGATAAATGCTTATACCCTTAGGGGTTTTATAAATAGCCATGTTAAAATCCTATGGGTAGGAACTTTGTAGTTGTTTAAATTGTTGAGATAGACTAGGAAGATCATTTTTATGTTGCCATGCTACTCGAATAAAATCTAAAAGAAAATTCAATAGACTGATATGATCAGGAATGTTTATGTCAATTATTGAGTCTATGTGATTAATGCTAGTGTTTAATCTTATCGCTAGGTTTCTTAAATTCCCTGCTCTCAGATAAAAGGTTGCCGTTATGAGGTCATTATAGATATTGATAATAACCTTATTTGCTATAATGAGAGAAACTTTAATGTCGCCTTTTACATATATGTCTGTGGGATTCTCAGTAAATTTAAGTTCTATGAGAGATTGTTTCAATATCGTAAAAAACTCATTTATCGTTTTAGGCTCTGTGCCTTGATAAATGTTTATACCTTTAGGAGTTTTATAAATTGTCATGTTGATGTCCTATGTCTAGGACTTATATTATATTATTAACCCATCAATTCAATGCTGTGTTTAAAATGCTCATAGGCAAGTTCTTTTACAGCTTGTGCATACACTTGAATTTCATATTGTGAAGCTTTATCAATTCTCAACTGAATAAAGTGCATTAAGCCTTGTAGTGATGTTGTCCATATACATTCACTATAAGAGGATAAAGGCAAAACGATACGAGCTTGTTCTCTACATACACCAAGTTGTAATAGTTTCTCATAGTTTTCAAAAGCAAGATCATAAACTTCATTCATAAGTTGAGTAGCTTGTTCTTGGTTTTCAATAGCTCCATGAGAAGATTGTTTATTCTTATCATCTTGATAACGCCAGGTATCAGGTTTAAATTCGCCATGTCTTAATTCAGTGTATCGACCACTTTGTTCATTCCATGCACAGCCTATTTGATGTTTCATCCACTGCCTAAGCACAAAGATCGGTGCTCTTACTCTAAAAGAAATAAAGCAGTGTCTGAATGGGCTTGTATGTTCATGTTGCCATAAGTAGTTTAAGAGCTTTAAATCTCTGTCAGTAAAATCTTTTGATTCTTTGCCATAAGAAACACGAGCGACATTAACAACTCTAAGGTCATCACCCATACTATCTATAACTTCAACGAATCCGTCATTAAACACATCTTTTCTCATTTATATCTTCCCTTGTTTTTGAGATAAATCCTATCTATACTATACATACAATTAAAACGGATTTTAAGATAAATGAGAATAGCCTATATAAAGACATATGCCCACCTATAAATTCTATTCTATAAGACTATATCTATAACCACCTATAAATTCTATCTGTCTATAAAGACTACCTATAAGACTATATAGCCACCTATAAATTCTATCTGTCTATAAATTCTATATACTCATCTATAAGACCATATGTCTATATAAGACTATATATGTCTATAAGACTATATAATCACCTATAAGAGTATATAATCACTTATAAGAGTATATAAGACTAGATAGATAAGATTAGAGATAAGACAATAAATAGGCAATACAATCCCTATCTACTCTTAAAGTAGATTTTATATGTATCCATAGATAATATGATATTCCTATCTATACTTATCTATTTGTATCTTAAAGTTCTATTTTTAAGATACATCTACAATCTTTTGAAAGTAGATTTACTCGTTAAGAAGTTTAGTCTTAATCTTAGTGTTATTGCTATTACTAGTATAAGTAGTATTATTAGTAGTATAAGTATTAGAATGAGTAGTAGTATTTATTAAAAGATAAATCTTTTTCTAAATATATATATATAAATATACATATAGTAAATCTTAAAGAGAACATAATATTCTCTAAGATCAATAGAGTTTATCTTATTGAGAGATTTATAGGTGATGGTAGTAGTAGTGGTAGTGACTAATGGTATTTAACTTAAAGATATTTATTTCAGTATCTACCTTTAGAGAGAAGATTAAGAATTTAATCTTATGAAGTTCTAAAGTGTTAAATAAGTCTTTATATCATTTAAAGATACTAGACCATAAACTAATCTCTTTATGGGAGAGATTACATCCATGCACGAGATTAAATAAAATTCAGATAACACCTGCTATGTTAAAAGGTTTACACCTTATAAGTAGATTGATAAACTTTAATATCTTCAAATTCTTAAAGTCTATACTAAAGAAACTGATCTTATAGCCTTGACTATAAGATCAGTTTCTAAAACCCCTTATCCACTCTTAAATCTCATTAAGATATTTAAGTAGCTTTTATTTGTTGTGCATTTTACCTTATGTGGGAATAGAAGGCAAGTAAAAACATTAATATTTTATTATCTCCTAGATCGCTCTATTATTCGTTTTAAAGAGCTTTTAAGGGTCAAGGGGTATCTTCATATACCCTGAGGTATTTAAGTGCTTAAAAACAGCCTTTTTGGTTGATTTAGGTAAATTTAGGTCTTGGGGGGAGAAGTTTAGGTAAATGAAGAAAGATTTAGGTGAAACAAGAGAGAAATTAGGTGGGAGGGGGGACAAGTTAGGTGATGGTGAAGAGAATTTAGGTGAGGGGAGGAAATATTTAGGTCTTGGTGGGAGAAATTTAGGTGGTGAGGAGAAAGATTTAGGTGGTGGGGAGAATAATTTAGGTGAAAGGGAGAATAATTTAGGTTTAAAAAGAGAGATTTTTTGTATGATATAATGTCATTTTAAGAAAAGGATTATGTTTATGAGTGATCGAGAAAAATTTAAACAGATTACAAGTGAGCTAGGAGAACTACTAGCGATGAAAAATGAAGCATACGGCAGTGCTTTTGAAAAGACAACAGAGATACTTAAACTGCTCTATCCTAATGGGATTACTGTCGAGCAGTATAAAGATGTTCATGTGATTGTTCGTATGCTAGACAAGTTAAGTCGTATAGCAAGAGATAATGACCCAATGGGCGAAGATCCCTTTAAAGACATAGCAGGGTATGCCATACTTGCACAAGTCATGAGATCAAAATAGTTTCTTAAAGTCTTTATATTTTCTCTTTTAGAAAAAAGAGAGATATAAAAAAATGAATATTGTTTTTAAAAATCTAGTTCGATTAGCATATGAAAATCCTAAGTATAGAAAAGAATTGTTTTTTTTATTGCAAAAAAAGACAATGTTGAAAAGAGCAGATAGTGATGTAAGCAAGATAAAAGAAGATGCAAGTAAAGGGGTTTTTAGTGGATATACTTTAGGAGTGTTGTCTGAATATTATTCAAGCAAAGGGAGTAAATTTAAAAATCCAAATCCTAGTGGTGGCAAAGATCAAATTGCAATGAGCACTCTTGTGAAATATTATACTGAAGCTCAAGAAAATCCAGAATATAATAAATTTTTAGGACAGACCACAAGTGAAATACAAAGGGCATTCAATCAATTTTATTCTGAGTTTGAAAGACAACAAGAACAAAAACAAGAAGAAGATGAAGATGAGAGTGATGATGAAGTAGTAGATGAAGATGAATTAAGAAAGACTTTAAAAGAGAATGGTATTTCAGAAGCCCTAGCAGGATTAAAAGAGGAACAAATAAAAGAGATAGGTTCTTTAGTAGATGAGATTAGCGATCCAGAGAAATTAGGAGTAAACACAGAAGAATTTTATAAATTAGCTGAGAGAATGATGTATGAGGTGGGCGATGATGAAGTGTGGCTGAGTTGTGGGTTAAAAGACACTCCCGAGGGTTTAGCACAAATGGAAGCCTATTTGAGAGATTTAGGTTTTGATCCTAAAAAAGTGTTTAATGAGAGTGGAATGAACGATATGAGTTTCTTTGAGCAAAACTTAGGTTTTACAGCTAAGTTTTCAAGACCTGTTGCAAACTTGATTAAAAAGCAGACAAATAGCTATGAGAGAACAATAGATTTATATGGGAACAAATTGTTTGGTGGTGCAATGAAAATGATAAAGGCAGTCAGTGGTAAAGACTTAGGTAAATTTGATCCTGACAATCCTGATGCTGTAACACAAAACGAATTTATGCAATATTTAAGTAAAAAATTTAGTACTAAGCCTGTCAATATGGAAGAAATAATGAAGTCCTACCATGACGAATTAAAATCAAAATTTAAAGATGATGATTTATTCGATAAGGTCTATGAACAATTAAAGAAAGCAAATTTCTCAACAGTTCAAACTATGATGAGAAAAGACAGATTAGAAAAGCTAGACAAGTTGAAATTAGATAAAGAACATAAGACGGCTTTAGATGAAATGATAGCTAAAGGGGCATTTAAAAAGGCGAGAAAGTATATAGAAGAAAAAAAGATTTTTAGTGAAGATTTGGAAGATTTTATGGGAAAACAGGTTGCACTCAAAGACACAATAAAAAAACTTACACAAGAGTATTATGAGAAAGAAGATATAGGTATCAATCCTGAAATGAGAAGACAACTAGGCAAGAACACTTATGCTCTCATGGGTTTAGTAAAAAAAGGTTTTGCAAATGAAATTTCAGAACAATCAGTGGATAAGATAAAAGACTATATAAAAACCAAAGTCACATCTTTTAATTCAAATTCTATTCCCGTAGATCAAGTTCAAAATCATTTAACAAATCTAAATGAGTATAACAAAGAAGTTTTGAACTATGCTAAAAAGGGAGCTAAAAAAGCCACTATGGCTTCTTTGGGAGGTATAGGAGGAAAATTGAATGATAAATCGGCTGATCTGATTACAAATAAAATACAATCATATCTTAAAAATAGTTTAGATAAAAAGGGGATTGATTATCTTCAAGAAAAATTCTCCCCTGTATTGAAAGAACAACTAGGTTTTGATGAGAAACAAATTAAAGAGTTTTTCTCAATAGAAAAGGGAACAATAGATCATTCTATGGGAATGCTAAGAAAGGCTTTAGAAAATAAATTAGATGTTTTCTCGAAACAACATGAAGATACCATTCTTAAATTTATGGGTGAACAAGGAAATAAAATAGATGAGATTTTAAACAAAAGCACAGAACTGACAGAGGAATTAAAAGAACAAGTAAAAGACTTAAAACCTGAACAATTAAAAGATTTTCTAAAAGAAAGATCAGAAGAAGCATTAAAGAAAGCATTAGGTACTAAAATTGATTTTGATGGACTTCAAGAATTACAAATCAAAGAAATGCTTAAAAGCAATAAGAAAATTTTGTTTGATCTCATACCTGATAAAGACGAATTAAATAACATCACTAAAGATTTGAGTTCTGAGTTAAGTAAAGAATTAAACCCTCTTTATGATAAGTTCAAAGCAGTGGCTGTTGAAAAAACAGAAATACTTAAACAAGATATTATGAAAGAAGCAAATACAATAGCTGATGATGTAGAAGAAAAAGTTGCTGAGAAAACAAAAGAACTTTTAGATAAAAATTATGAGATTGCTGATAATTTAGTTAAGGGCGATGCAGGAGAATATCTTAATAAGTTGCTAGGTAAAACAAAAGACATCATGGATGACACTGAAAATAAAACAAAGATGTTAAATTCTATTGTTGTGTCTATGAAAGATTTAGCTAGTAATGAAAATCTTTCTGCCGAAGCTAAAGAAAAAGGGCTAAAATCTTTAAACCTAGTTTTAGCAAATACAAAAAAAGAACTTAGCGAAAACATGAGCTTGTTAAAATTAAAAGACATTCCTGATTCAATTAAAGAAAAAGGCTTTGGAGATGTAGACCCCCAAAAACTACTTGAAAAATATAACCCTGATATTTCTGCCTATCAAAAGAAAATTTTAGAACAAGTCCTCTCAGCTGAAAATCATTTAAAAGATGTTCAAGATAAGATCTCTACCATTAAAGGTTTAGCTGATAGTATTGAAATACCTAAAGACCTCAATGATGTTAATTCTCTTGTTAAAAATGGAGTAGGCGAATTAAATTCTCAAATTGAAACTCAAGTTAAATCTACTTTGCATAAAGTCAGAGATGAGGGCATAAAAATGTTATCCGATAAATTAGATAACATTAAACCAGGTGAATCTCTTGATAAATTTAAATCAGAAGCTGAGAACTTACTTAAAAACAAAGTTGAAACCTTGAAACAAGAACTCGTCAATTCTAAAGAATATGCTTCCGATGAAATTGATAAACTGATTGAAGATGCCGAGTTATCAAAAGAAAAAGCACTTAAAGCTTTGAATAGTAAATTAGAGGAAGGCTTTGATAAAGTAATAGAATATAAAAAAGACTTGCTCGGAGGATTACAAGTTACATCAGATAGTATTAAAAGAATACATGATTCTATTGATTTGAAAGACCCTCAAGCATTTTTAGATAATTTAAAAATGCACAAAGTTGAAATGCTAAATAAAGCTCAAAGTAGTGCTACTTCTTTTCTTAAAGATAAATATCAAGGGTTTCTTGAAAATGCTTCTATAGATACTAATGAAGACCCCACAGGAGCGAGTGCTCTCGTGTCTTCAGGTATAGGTGCTACTTTAAATATGGCAGGTGGTATGGTCATGGGTCTTGTTTCAAGTATGGTCATGTCTAAAGTTATGGAAAAATCTTTCTATAAACAAATTGAAGATAAGCATGGACAAAAAGAAGTTCTTATTCAAAAAATCCTCTCAGGCTCTATGACACCTGTAAAAATCGATAAAGAATATAGAAAAGAACATGATAAAATCATGAAAGACACAAAGATGTCCCCAAGCAAAAGAGAACAAGAACTTTTTAAACTAAGACTAAAATATGAAGATCAAGCTAGACCTGCTATCGCAAGAGCTTTGTATCTCATGGGGCAAAGAGATGAAGAGGGCGAAAAAATTGAAGGTGCTTCCGAACAAATGAGGGCATTTTTGAAAAGAGCTTTTGATGAAGACTTTAACTCCAACGAAGAATTTAACTATGCTAGTTTCTATATAGTCGCTTCCGAAGAAGATGCTGAAATCCCATTTTATATGCAAATTGAACTCGACATTGCTCAAACAGAATATCAAAAAGAAATGAAAAAACACACTGAGGACTTTTTTAGTGGCAAAAAAAATAAAGAACTATTTGAATACATGACAGGTAAAAAACCTATCCCTAGAAAATACTATGATCAAGTTAAAAAAGAACATATAGAAAAAGCACACCAAATTAGTGAAGATTACAAAAAAAAGAAAAACCCTAAAACAAAATAACATATAATAAGAAAAGACAATCCTGTCCTCAAATTGAAATGAGCTCTACTATGATTAATAAATGGAAAGCTACTGATACAGAAGACCTCGAACTTCTCGATCATGCTATTGCTAATTGGCATCCCTCTCTTGTTGATATTCGCCAAGAAATTGCTATCGTCTTTAAAGACAAAGCAGGTAAAGTAGGTGGTAAACCTAATCTCGGTAAATGTATCAAAGCACCAGGTATCTTATCTGTGCTTGGCGATAAAGAATATCAATTCATTCTTGAAATCGGTTATGATCTCTGGCTTGCCTTAGAAGATACTGATAAACTTGCTCTCATTGACCACTTGCTCTGTCATGTTCAAAGTGAAGAAAATGAACAAAATGGCGAAATGACTTATTCCATGAGAACTCC